TAAATATCTTTTAACAAACGCCATGACATATCCATCGGCTCGCCTGTTTGTATTTGTGAACCTTGCTTGGCTTTCTCGGCCATCTGTTGATTGTTCTGTTGTTGCATTTGTTGTTGCTGTGCAAAATGTTGGCCTACTGCCATCGCCGCCCCACCTGCTCGTTGAGCGGCTGATTGTTGAGCGGGTGATTGTTGAGAGGGTGATAGTTGGGCGTTATCTTCTTGACCTGCTTCTGTATTATCCGACCCCGAAGTAGCCATTGATGATGATGCCATCGAATTTTGTGTGCTACTTGGGGCTTGACCTCCGCCTCCAAGTAGTTTAGAACCTAACATTGAAATGCCTAAGTTTTTAGCCGCACCTTTAGCCGCACCCTTAATTCCTCCCTGTAGGGCTTTTGTACCAACCATTCTCAAAGCATTCATAGCAAGTGGAGCAAGAAATGCAAATTTTTCGATGTCGTCGTTGCCTTTTTTGACAGCGATGCGACTCATGCATATCGCATGAGGCGATAATTCTTTAATTTATGGGCGTTTAGAAATACCATGCGGAAGGTGGCGATACGCAAAGCGTACATTTCGCCCCAAGAGTATCGGCAGTATCTTGAAGATGTGAACCCGTTAGGTGGAAGCATACATTCACTTAGAATGCAACCAGCAGAATACAAAACACCAGCAGAAGCAAGGTCGTTAATGAGTGGAGAAAATGTATTTTTTAGAAATAACCTAAGATACGCTCGACACAAAAATATAGATAAATTACCTTTGGAATTAGACGGAGTACCTTTAGGTGGCCGTTTTACATATCCCGCAGAATTATTTTCATTCAATCCCGATTTTCAATCGCATTCAAAAGCAGATGTGCCTTCAAGTTACAAGCATGGAAATAGACCGTTGCATCTTTATGGGTTTGAAGGTAAAAATACACCACAAAGATATGCAGAAGTCTTGCAACCCGAAGGTATAATTTATGGCGATGTACCAGAAAGTGATATTCAAAGAATTACAAACAGACCTATAGATTTTCATGCATTAAGAATGGCGGCAACTGCTTTAATGCCAACGAATAATTTATCTATTGATGAATTAAAAGAAAAGGAAATTGAAGCCGCAAAACAATTGATAGCATATGGAATACCACCTGTTCTTAGTGAAGATGTTTCACCCGTTACTCTTGAGCGAACACCTCAATCATGGGAATCTATTGAGGATTTTCACGACCCATTTCAACAATGGAGTAAAAATCAACAACTTTTAAATGAACCATTAACGGATTTTACATTTCCAAAAGGTGAACCAATGGAAATCGCCTTCCAACTGCTCAAACAAAGCCTTGAATTGCAACCTCCAATGACTCAAAGTGTTGAAGAGCAAGCACCAATGCAAGAAGATACACCCATGATAGATATGCAAACAATAGAAAATAATGACCCTTGCTCTTGTGCTGAAACTGTTAGAACAGAAATACTTTCAGATTACCAAAATTACCTAAATCAGATAATTGAAGATGAAGATGAAGATGGGCCTAATTGGACTTTTGGTGAGGAAAATGACCCCGAATATGAAACTCCGCATAAGCACGAAGCGTTAAAATATATGGAATCTTTGATAGAAGAAGTTGAAAACGCAAGTTGTGAAGAAATAATGGAATATGAATTATATGATGAAATGTGTGATAATGCTGGTTTTAGTGAAGCCGACCAAATGAAATACACAGGCGAACCAATGGACATCGCTTTGCGGTTGCTCAAAAATGATTATAGTCAATTACTCCGCTACCGGTTATTCAGCCCCCGATTTAGATTGAATGAAAATATAGCACCAATGGAAAATTTACCCAATTATCCATTAGGTTTGGATAAACCGGATGATATGGATGTAAGATTTATTAACAATTTAAAAAATACTATGAGAGATACCGGCAGAAATCATTTAAATTTTAGAACAACTAATGAGTCATCGCCAGATTTCGTACCCTTAACCTATTGGGAAAAAAGAGCAGATGATAAGAAAAGAGGCGAAATGTTATGGCAAAATAGATTAGATGAATTACAGGCGGCAAATGAAGAAAGAAAAAGAATGGGAATTGCAAACCCTGTTAATGTATATACAAACAGAAAACCATTAACTGTGCGGTTGCCTAAAAAGCAAGAGCCAGAAAATGAAGAAGCAGAAAATGAAGATGAAAAACTCGCCAGCGAACCAATGAACATCGCCTTCCAACTGCTCAAGGAAGACATTGATTATCAAGACGAAGAGTACATTCATCCTCATGAACAAATATGGAATGATGAAGCAGATGAACAACTTATTGCTACTACCAATTCTTTGTGGGATTATGTGGAAAACATGAGTGATGATGACAAGTTATCCTTTTTGAATAATCAAGGAAATTACTTCATGAATATGGCTTTTCAAAATCATTTTCCTACTACAAAAGAGGAATTAGACCGAGCAGTAATGGAAATAATGTTTGACGCATGGCAAGACTCGCAAGCGGAAATGCCCGGTGGTATTGATTTTGGTGATACTAAACCCGATGGCCTCCTTGACCCCGTAAGAGCGCACGCAGTACACCCCTCTCAATGGAAGAAACTCGCCAGCGAACCTATGGAAATCGCCTTTCAACTGCTCAAAGAGCGTGTAAGCCCCGAAGCCAAGCGGCACAAGTTGGAGTACGACAAGAAGTATGAGTCCAGCCCCGAAAGAATAAAGTATAGAGAGCAACTTAACCAAGAACGAAGAAAGCGTGGCATATACGGTAGCCACGACCATAAAGACATCAGCCACACCGAAGGTGGCAAATTAACTCTTGAAGGAGAACATGAAAACAGGGCAAGACATTTCAAAGACAAGGGAACTCTTCGGGAGTTGTAAAAATGACTCCGATGGACAAGGCTTGGTTGTTTTTGAAAATGCCGGTGTATGAAACAAATGTACCCGGTATTCGTTTTGTCACTCAAGGAGATAATGAAGATTGGACACAAGATAAAAGTCTTCATGGGGGATTACCGGGTGTTTGGATAAAAGAAGGAAAAACATTTGATTCAACTGAAAGAGAAATACCGCATGAAAGTGATTTAGAAGATTTTGCGGAAATAACCAACATGACTCCAAATCAATTCTTACAAGAAACAGGAACAGATGAAATGGTTGAAGATGATTACTACAAAAACCTCATGCAAAGAGCAATGCAAGGAGAAGATATGCGTTTTGTAATACCAAGAGCAGACTATGTATTTACCGATAGTCCTGTGGGTCATGATGGTCGCCATCGTATGAGAGCATTACAGCAATTAGGCTACGGAGATACTTCAGTACCTGTCTTTAGGCAATGGTAAGCACTCACTTTATTCACTTTATTCAAAACTTTATTCACCAAAATGACCAAAGCAAATATTCATTATTCATTATACCTCTATTATTTATTATATATTATTTTAAGACACTATGAATAAAGTGAATAAAGTAGGAATAGTCATTTGAGTGAATAAAGTTTTGAATAAAGTGAATAAAGCGAAACAGTTATAATGACCATATTTTTGACCAAGAGTGAGGACAATGCAACCGAATAGTAACACAACCGAGGCTGAAATACGACTAATGGGGCTAATTCTTGCCCAATCTGCACTTGTAGGATTGGCAATAGGTTTCTTTGATGCAGATATGTGGCTAAACAGTAATGACCCCGTAGTGAACGGGTTCACTTACGCTATGGCGGCATTTTTTGTACAAGGTATAGCGTATTATTTCTTCAAAATGTTCTTTGAACAAAACATGCAAGAAAAAGTACGCCTTCAAAACATTGAGAGAGAACGCAGTTTTCGATACCGTAACATGCAAAATCAATTTGATGCACGCAGGTCGGAAATGGAAATAAGAGTGCAAGAAGCACAACTTGAAGCAGAACTTAGATGGATGGAGTTAAATCCCGGTAAAATGCCGCCGTCTTGGGGTGTTATAGATGCACCATCCGCTTTTAAAGAAGAAAACAAACTTATTGAAAATCCGCCAAAACATACTGCTGAAATTAAACAACCAATCAATTTAGGTTTGGGTATTGCAGATGAAGATGTTACATTAAAAAAAGATGGAACACCAGATAAGCGTTTTCAAAAGAAAGAAGAGTGAGGTGATACCTCATGGGTCGAATCTTTAAAACTCCCGAAGATGATTCGACTGAGGCTACGCTACGAGCATTGCATACGCAAAACACACTTGATAATTATTACGAAAAAGGTATTGGATGGATAAGAACAATTCTTTTTACAATTTTAGGTATGATGTTTGTGAGTTTATGGGAAAACATAACAGGTGAATCGTTATGGGTAAATACAGTGGAATGGTTTTGGAACAAAGTCGAAGATTTTGGAAATTGGGTATTGGGGTGGTTAGATGGTTGAACCCGTTGGCTCGGCGGTTGTCGGTGCGGCAATATGGGGTCAAACCCTATACAACTCATGGAAGCCACGCAAGGTCGGTATTTACGGTGCGGGATTAGTTGGTAAAACTACACTTGACCGTTTTATGACAACACCCGGTGAAATGGAAGACATACCGTTAGAAGAGCGTACTGAACATATGCGAATTCTCGGTAGGTATTTACTTCCAAAACCTACACGAAAGCGTATTTCATGGAAAGGTCAAAAGCGTGTTGTATTTTCATCCGATATAGGTGGTCAAGAGCGTTTTTGGAATCTATGGATTGATGACATGGTAACTCGACAAGCCGAAGCAATTGTGTATATATTTGACGATAGAGTGTTGAAAGGCGGCGAAGAAGCATTACAACAAATTGCTGGTTTCAAATATTTAGTGGATGCTATCGTACATAGACAATACCGATATAGAAATTTAAAAAGCAGATGGAAAGGTAAAAAATATATTCCAAAGTTAATTATGATTGTAGCAAACAAAGCGGATAGGTTTTTTGATGAAACTGCCGCAATGTTGTGGGGGCAAGACAGAATAGGAGAACACAAAATATTTGATGCTTTTCGTGATGATTTAATTCGTTTGCAAAAAGCAGGTGTACCAACAAGAAAATCATTCATGGCAACGAGAATAGGTTGGAATGTGGAAAATACAATGGTAAATTTACTTACAGCATAGGTGATAATATGACAAAAACAACAGTAGCATCAGTAGGAAAAGATACAAAAAGTGTAAGAACTGTTATTCCAATGTGGATAGCAGAATTTCTAAATCTTAAAAAAGGAACAAAAATAGAATGGAGTATTGTACAAACCAGCAATGGTTTTACAGCACAAATAAAAGGTGATTCACAATGATGAATTTTTATCGAGAACCACAGTATCGTTTATCGGATGCAAATGAAGCACATTTGTACGCACTAAGCCAACAAGGAAATGCAGGGTTAAGTCATGCCGCTTTGTTAGAGCAAGCCACCGCTCAACAGTCTATGCAAAACATTGCAAATCAAGCAAACTTAGAAGTTCCAAAAGTCAATTTTTATCCAAGTCGCCATCCCGACCCAAACAAAGCAAGAAAAAAAGACATTAAACAAGCATACCGATTGCTCACTCCATCAAAAAGAAATTTGTTAAATCCTCTTCGATTGTTTTTTGGTCGTAAATATCGCTACGATAAACAATCAAGTATGTGCGTTGTTGATGGTTGCGATTGTGCTACACTCATTCAATATGATAATCTCTATGCCAAAATATGCGATGAAGATACAGGTAATACACTTTGGGAATTGTATTGGCAAAACCCTGTTACGGGGCAAGCCGAAGCATTTGTAGCAAAAGAAAAAGTTACGAATGGTCGAAAAATGAAAGGTACATATTGCCCCGAACACATGCATTTGTATCATCTTCTTTGCAAGTGGGAAGCAGAAGAAGATAAAATTAGAGAGGCTAATCCAAAAAGACTTCGTGACCAAGTGAAAAAAGGAGTCAGCGTAGTTACTGTGCCGGTTTCTTCATTTAAGAAAAAAGACCCAACACCCGAAATGTTGCAAAAATATGAACCGTTCCTTGATGAGTTGATTCGAGATTCAAAGAAAACCAATGGAATTACAATTACTCATTATACAAATCCAATGACTAATCGCAATGACATCACTACAATTACATTTGATTTGAGGATTTTTGAGCATGAATTATTTATGATGAACCAACCAACTGCCTCATTTCAAGATATGATAAATAACCAAAATGCTCTTGAACAAGAAATGTTTGGGGGTATCGAGTAAGATGTTAGGTTTGAGTAGCACACAATATACAAATAGCAATGGTGCGTTAAATTTAGGTGCATCAATGGGAAATTCTCCTATGCAAATGCAAAATCCGTGGGCAACACAACAACCAATGATGCAAGGTGGCACAGGGGCGTTCATGAACGGTATGACGGGAGGCCAAGCAAGTCAATGGGGTCAGCAACCAATTACTCCACCATCCGATATGGAATTGCAAATCATGTTGCTTCGTGGTATAGTGCCTATTGACAGGTTTATTGCAAGTAATCAAATGGGCTTAATGATTGATATGTTATCTTCACTTATTTCGTTTTCAGTTCTTGAAATATTGCGAAATGCTACATTCAACATTGACGAAGATAATGGAACAATGACACTTGATGTATCAAAATTACCACAACACTTGCAAACCATTAGCAGTGAAAATGTAAAATCTCATTTTTCATCTCTTCAAAGCACCGCACAACAAAACATTAATGCGGCTGAACAAAACCAACAACAATTAGCATATTTTGCACAACAATCAATGATGGGTGGTATGCTACATTCAGCACTTGCTGATGAGGGAATGATGCAAAAAGTTGGAGGCGGTGTTGGTTCATTTGCTCGTAGTATTATAACGGGAGGAAGATAATATGGATAAATACCTTCCATCTTCATTTGCCGCAACAACACTTGATGTTTTAAACCCAAATCGAAGCGTGATTATTGACATGATTATGGTACAAATTATTTCATTCATTGTGGCTCTTACAATGATTCTCTTGTTTAAAGGAGATACACTTGGCTCGGAAAAAGCATCATACCTTGTCATTGGAATCTTCGCCAGCACTATTTTCTTGAGTGCTGTCTATTCCCGCATCACGAGAGGGGCTTGACCACTTTTCTATTGGGCATTTAGAATTCAATAGTGATACTTTTGTTTTGATAAAACAGCCACACAAATCACATCTTGTACCGCCGTAAGGACAAGTTGAACAAATTCTTAAACGCTCGGCTACAATGTGTTTTGGAGCAAAACGACCATGACAAACATCGGATGCGGCGTTTGTTAGGCTTTGAAGCGTTTCTTTTGTGAGGGGTATTTTGGCTATTCGTTTTCGCCCCCACATGGTATGTTGGAAGCACCTTTCATCCATAATTGTTTTGAACTTGAACTCTATAGAACGCTCATGGCGGCGGAGCGTATAGTCAAGCGTTCCTGTGCTTTTTGCATTTCCGAAGAGCGTGATTCATTAGAAGAAGAGATGCTTCAAGGCCACATTTCTGCTCGTCAATTGGATAAAGATATGGGGTGGAGGCAGAACACCGCAGACCGTCATTATCGAAATCATATGGGTGAATATTACGAAGCGGCAAATGAATCGTGTCCTGTGTGTACTACACCAATGCGTGCTGAGTATGAAACCGCTTATTTCTCAAATGAAATTACATCCGATGAAATAGCAAATCAATTAGAGATAAAAGAAACTGTTGTATATCGTCATATGAAGAGTCATTTTCAACCACTTGTCCAAAAATCTGCGGCTATGGAAGTGGCACTTGTTGCGGGTCAAGAAATTGCTTTACTCCGTTCAAATGCTGAGAAATTAAATCACAAACTAAGTGAACTACTTGATGAAGGAACTGTACATGAAGATGGGTTTGTACGAGATGCTGTCGCTCTTCATAAAGAAGTACGAGAAACTGTCAAAGACTTGTTGCGTTTCCAAGACCAATGGGGTGCAAAGAGTGATGGGCAACAAGTCAATCAAACATTTAACATTCTTCAAGTTGAGTTGGGTAAAGAAAGCCCCGAAACTTGGATGCGTATAAAACGCCAATTGCAAGAAAACATGGGGGTTGAATAATGGTTATGGGAAGAGGTTCGGACACTCGCCTGTATAACCCTCGTAGTGAATCGGATAAGATGTATTCATCTGCAAATGAAGATGAAACAAAATACAATCCCGCTTCACCCGAATACAATGAGCAAAAGCGTGAAGAAAAGAAACTCAAAGAAGAAGAAAAGAAAGCAAATAAGGGTAAAATAAAACACATTAAAATTCGTGCTTCACAAGGATTGCGTGGTGAAGAAAGCCCTGTTGCTATGAATGATTCAAACAAAAGAGATGAAGAGCGTGAAATTGGACTTACAGGTGGACCGCCCGGTAGTCGAGGTAATTTACTTGACCTTGCTACAGGTGCTAAAACAGGCACAGGTTCAGCAATGACAGGACCATTACCAATCGCAATGAGCGAGCCGATGGATGATGCTTGGAGTACATTGTTGAAGGAAGAACCTACTGTACACCCCGGAGAAAATCAATACAAATACAGATATAATATGCCAAATCGTGATGATGTTCACCCCGAATGGTATAATTGGATTCAAGAATTGATAGATAAACCGTGGGAATACGAAGGAATTGGGGATGATTTTACACAACCCGATATAGACCATTTAGCAGGTGCTACATCTCGTGAAGATTTTTTTGATAGATTATATGATTTACATAATTTTATTGTTGATGATGCACGACCCCCGTTTGATGATATAGAAGGTGAATATCGTGATTTTACTGATGTACCGTTTAATGAAAAAACAGGTTTCACTATGAGCGAGCCGATGGATGATGCTTGGAGTAATTTGCTCAAAATAGAAACACCACGCACAATTGCACGACGCAGAAAACAAGAAGCCCGTCAAGAATTTCGACCATCAACAGGACAATTCAAGCGACCTCCCGGCGGCATGGACCCGGTAGGGGCAACAATGCGACGGTTTAAAGCCCGTATGCGTGGTATCAAAGGTGGTAAGAAAACAGGTTTGATGTTGCCTCACTTAGCCGTTGAAATGAGCCACAGGGGTATTGCGACTAAACAACCGATGAGTAAAGACCCACAACGATACCGAGCCTATCAAGGTCAATCCGAGGCAAGAAAAATTCTTGGTAATGTGCGAACTACATTTTCACCACACGCTCGATTTGCACAACGAGGCAGTTATGCTGGTCCAACAGGAGCGGGTCGTCTTGGTGGATTGTTGCCACAACAAAAGGGAATGATGCGACAACCATCACTTCGACCACTACGAGTAAGAGCACCACGACCTCCACAACCACCAATGATGCCACCAATGATGCCACCACAATTACCACCTGTTCAATCATCTGTACCAAGTATGCCAGCACCACCATCAAGTATTATGATGAGTGAAGATAGAACTCAAAGCGACATTTTGAAAGCAAAAAATTTCGCAAGACATATGGAAATGCTTAATTTAATGCGTCGGCTTATTGCGGCAAAAGAAAGAGAAGCGAAATTAAAGAAAGCGATGCAAGGTGGAGGCTCGGCGTTTGAAAACGGTCATGTTCCCGACCACCCCGCAGGTGTTCAAAACAATGAAGATGAAGATGAAAAGAATGATGGACCAACACAAAATCTTGAAACAAATTCAAGCAGAATGGGTCTTGACCCTGCTGGTATTCTTATTTCTCGTAGGGGGCATATGGGATGATACAGATTCGATACCCATTGCTCAAGGGGTGGAGTCTTATGGCTCACACACCAACAGGACCAGCAATTTTGAGAAATCCTCCACCATCACATTTTCGTGCAGGTGAAAACCAATTCGATATTCCAGCATTCGCTCATGACGGTCAAGGTAATTCATACGATGGACAATGGGTTGAAGGAAAACACGGAGAATTCGTATGGCAAACAGCAATGGGTGATTTTCGTCATGGAATTGATGCTGTTATTCATCATGTTGGTGAATTTTTAGCGGCACGAGGCCTCAATATTGACCCTAAAGAGGTTGTACAACATGCAATTAACCAATTTAATGATACTCACACTAATGCAGACTCACATCAATTGTCAAATATTATGCATCCAGAATGGCGTAAAATACTTGCTAATGCGTTACCACCCGGCGACGCTACACGATATATAACAAATAGACCATCAAGAACACATGGTGGAAGTAAAATTACTATGCTCACAAATAAAAATTATGACAAAACTCCTATTGGTCGTTTCCTTGAATCATATTATATTCCATTTCATCAACAATTATTACACGCTTTAGAAGATATAGGCATACCTCAAGCGGAAATTAAAAATGCAATGCAGTGGATAACAAAACCATATATTTATGCTAAAAATACTGCTCCCGAAAGATATATTCGTTCTCATGCTCAACAACACCCCGGAGAAGTTGATTCGGGTATGATGGGTCATGCTCCCGAAGGTTACTACGGCGACCAAACCCCTGTACATACATGGAGTGTTACACATCATTTGCCCGATATTTTCTTTTATCCTAATTTAAAAGAAAACTTGCAAAAGAAAGGCAAACAAAAAGCCACAGACTTGCATCAAGCGGCTTACGCAATGATTGATGAAGCCTTACAAGGAGGTATGGAACATATACCTAACATCAATGTAACAATCAATCAAGGTACAATGGCAAATCCCGATATGATTAACAGACCTCTTCATGAAATTCTTCAAACACCCGATTTACGCCAAGCACTTATTGAAGATATGTCACATGTACCTGCTATGATGTTTTTGTTTGGTCGTAATTGGCAAGGTACTTTTAAAAAATTATACGATTACATGGCTCAAAAATATGGTGCTAATGAAGATGCACTTTCACTTGAACAACAAGCACAATATCTTACTGCTGGTGAAAAAGGTGGTAAAGGATTACACGAAACAGCCAAGCGTGTGCTTGCTCTTGCTCGTGCATCGGGTGCATCGGGAGAACAAGGCAGAAGTAATTTTGGCGACCATCAAATAACTGCTGATGAATTAAAAGTTACAAATGCTCATTATAGTGACAAACTTATGGGGCAAGTTGATAGATTTAGAACAATTATTGAGGCTCTTGCAAACCATCAAGCAAGTTTTAGAGGTCATAATATACAAATGGGAGTTGGAGATATACCAACTGAGGCTATGAAGCCAAGAAATGTCATCAACTATCCAACAATGAACACAGAAACGGGGCAATATGATGCGTATAGTCTTGAGCCTCACATGGATGCATATTTACACGAAATCAGTGACTATGCACCAACACAGGGCTTCGACCCATCACTTACTGTCGCAGGGGATGCAAGGTTGCCTCCTTCACAACCTTCTCTCTCATCTTCGGTTATATCTCCGCCGAACGCATCCCCTGTGACACCCGTACCCTCAACTTATCCCGCTACACCTATGCAACAATTTCAACAAGTTCGACCACAAATCGGACAATATTCACCTGCTGACTTTAGGCAGTTGCTTGAAATGGCAGGAAGGCGACGACCACAACCAATAAGTGATGCACCGCTAACTGAACTTGAGGCAAGAGCACAAGCGAGCATAGCCGACCCACGACAGCGAATGTTGGCCGAATATTACAAATCAAATGATGTTATGGATAGAGTTATGGCGGTGTTAAAAGGGAGGGGTGTACTTTGAATAATAAAGTATTGATTCGCAAACAAGCGGCTAATAGTAACATACAGTATCAAGTGACGCAACCGGGGTCTGCACCAAAGACTTCTTTTTTGGGTAATGTGGCCACTCTTTTTGGTGGGGCAAGAGGGCTTGTACAAAACCCAAATAATCCCAATGATGTTCGTCAAGGCTTCATTCCCGGTTCACAACTTGGTGTTAAACCCACTCGTGCTCAACGCTTTGCGGCTGGTGCTAATGTTGCTGGTACAGGCCTTGCCGCCGCTTTGACAGGCCTTCAAACAGCATACGGCTTACAAGGGGGTAATCTTAGTGCATTGACATCTGCCAAAGACCAATTTCGTGCAAATGTCGGCGGTTTAACCGGTGGTAGTCCTACCGAGGCACAGCAGACTCAAGACATGGCTACGAAAGAATACGAAGAGCGACAAAGAGAAATGGCTCGACTTGCTATGTTAAATCAAGCACAAGATACGCTATCACAAAGGCAAGACCCAACACAAGCACATCAAACTGCACAACAAACTGCCGCACCTCAAACTACCACACCACAACAAATAAGCGGTCCTGTAGCAGTTAGCCAACCTTTGCAGAACCCACAAGGACCATTTTCACCTCAAGCGATAGGCCAACAAATGATGCTACAACCTGCCGCATCTCAAACTCCTACAGGGGTTGATGCAAATATGCAACAACAAGCACGATTACTTGAAAGAATGAGTGTACCAATAGACCCAAATGTTTCCTTTCAAATGCCACTAAATACTACTCAAACACCCTTACAATCAAATACTACTCAAACATCTTTAACTCAATTTCAACCAGAACAGTCACCTCCTCAATATTTAGGCTCTCAAATGCAACCAATGCGTACTTTTGCCACAACAACTCCTTTTAATATGCAACAAATGACACAATTGCAAGATATACATAACATGATGCAAAGAGGTGGAGCGGGTGCTCAAGGAACAATTGATACACAATTACAACAATTCAATCAAAATCTTAGAGAAGGGATGCCAAGTGTTACTCGTGAAAATATTGGTCAATATATAAATAAATCATTTGTTGATTATGCTTACGAACTTCATGGTGATATTCTTCGTAAAGCAACTCCACACGAAGCAGGTTTGCTCGTTATGAACATGTATCTTGAGATGTTGAGATGATACTATGTCGGACATGGAAGAATTCATTCTCGACATGGACCGCAAGATGTCGGCAAAGTCGTTTGAATATTTCTTTCGTGATATTCTTGGCTTCGATTATTCACGACACCACGAAGCGTGGGATGAGGGTTTAGCAAAAAACAGATACTACTGCGTAAAAGCATCTCGTGACCACGGTAAGTCCGTCTTTTTCATGTCATATGCTCTTTGGATTGCCGCTTTTCAACCCGGCACTCACATCATGATTTTCTCACATTCTCTTGAACAAACGCTTGAACACATGCGTTTTATTCGTAACAATATCGAAAGCACACCATCTATTCGACATCTTATTCCCGAAGGCAGACCGTGGCGAAAAACCTACTTTGAATTTTCAAACGGTAGCCGTATCATGGCAAAATCGGTTGGTGGTGGTACTCGTGGTTTCCACCCTAATGTTGTATTGTGTGATGACATTCTTTGGGGTACAACAGGTACAGAACTACAGCGTGCGGCTGATTGGTTCTATGGTGTATTGCTTCCTGTTCTCCACCACACAGGTCGTTTGATGATGGTCGGTACGCCATTTAGTTACAACGACTTGTATTCGCAACTTGAAGAAACTGAAACATTTACTGTTGAAACATACCCTGCAATCAACAAAGAGGGCGTAGCATTATGGCCGGAGCGATGGAATATTCAAGCACTTGATGAGCGACGACTTACAATGCCAGCAATTCAATTTTCTCGTGAATATTTGTGCGAACCTATTCATGATGTAGCAAGTATGTTTCCTCACGACATTCTTGAAAAAGCACGAAATAAAGACCTTGTTTTACTTGACCGAGCGGAGTATGAATATGACGATGAGGGTGAAGTGTTAGGTGTTTTCGGGCAACACTTTATCGGATGGGATACTGCAATTGCATCGGACAAGAATGCCGACTTTACTGCTATGACTGTACTACGAACACCTCCCGGTGAAAATGTAAAGCAAATAGTAAGTATTGTGCATGAAAAAGGTATGAGTGGTGCGGCACAGAAAAATCATATTCTTTTACTGAATAATCGTTTTCAACCAGATTTAATTGAACTTGAAGGAAATAATTTCCAAAGAATGTTTGCCGCAGAACTTCAAGACATGCGAAATGATATACCAATTCGTACTTTTATGACCACAAAAACACGAAAAGAAAGTTTGTTTATGTCGCTTTTAATGGCATTTGAACAAGGTCAAATTCAAACACCTTATGGTGATAAAAGAAGTCAAGAATTTACACACAAGTTAGAAACTGAATTGAACAGATTTGGTATGCAGAAGAATGGCAAACTTGAGTCTGTGGGTACACATGATGACCTTGCTATGTCGCTTGCACTTGCAAATTGGGCGACAAAAGAATTCAAAGGTTCAGTGGTCTTACTTGATGATGTACTACCCGGCTTTGATGAGTGGATTGGTGGGAAACCACATCGAAATCATAATCCCGCAGATGGATGGATGATACCGTGATATATCCTTTTGATGAATGGGGGTTTTGATATGAGTTGTGAATGCGGTCATTGTGTAGGTATGGGTACTGCGTGGGATTCACTTGAAAAAAAACTATGCCCCGAAGGTAAAGCGGCGGCAAAAAGAAAATTCAAAGTTTATCCATCAGCCTATGCGAATGGTTGGGCTGTACAATACTGCAAAGGTAAGTTTCGGGGGAAGAAAAAGAAATGAATCCCTTTGAAATTGCTTGGTTCGTACTAAAAGCCCCTATAGATTGGGATTCATATACAGAAAATCAAGATGAAGGTCAAAAAATAATCAATGTGGATTATGTTAATCCAAAAGATAGTAACAAAATATACCCTATAACTGCTTGGGATTATGATGACCCATTTTCACCCGGAATAGATGCTGTTGTTTCTAATCCTAAAGGAGAAAATGTAGGACATGCTAATTTAAGATATGAAGATGACAAAATAACAGTTGATAGAGCAAATGTAAATCAAATCAACAGACGACAAGGAATCAATACGGCTATGTATCAGTTATTAGAACATCTTTTGCAAGAAAAATTCAATCGTCAAATTGAGCCTTCTATACATCAAAGTGAGGATGCAAAACAGTTTTGGGAAAGTGATTGGAGGAATAAAAAATGACGGCGTTTGAGTATGTCATGGCTTTTCTCAAGGAAAAGCGTGATGCACCAAACTACCGTGAGGCTTCTCAAGAACAAAAGAAACTCAAAAAAACATGTGCGACATGTAAAGCATGGGATAATTCGGTTACAGATGACCCAAAAACGGGATATTGTAATTGGTACGATTTCAATTGTCATGCTGATAATATCTGTGATGCGTGGGTGAAGAAAGAATGACACGATGCACCTGCCATGATGTTCTCATTGTAAAGGACTTGAACCGATGGTTTAAGGAAAAGTGGGTGGATGTAAGCCGTAAAGACAAAGATGGTAAGCACCCGCCATGTGGTCGAAGTAAGGCTAAATTATCGGGCAAGGGTTATCCTAAATGTCGCCCAAGTGTTAAGGTAAGTGATAAGACTCCACGCACAAGCGGTTCAATGTCCGAAGGTGAGAAACAAGCGGCTACAAAACGCAAGCGTGCCAAAAAACAAGGTGTCGGTGGCAAACCAACAATGGTGAAAGCAATGAAAGATAAAGAAAAGAAAGGAATGGTTATGGTAATTGCTATTACGGCTAAACCGAAAGATAAGAACAAAGTAGCAGTAAAGAAAACTGACGATGCGTACAAAATGGGTCGTATGGAACAATGTTATGCCTGTGGTAATATGTTTCCTAATTGGCAAGCATTACAGGCACATCAACAGCAAACAGGCCATTAATAAGAAAAAGGTTAAATGAGTGGTCAATGGAGTGGTCAATATGTGGGGGAGTATGCTTATCGGAGATGAATACGACACCCCACTTTCTTTCGTTGATGAATTATCGAATGTTGTCATAAAATCAATATCTCAGCACCCTTTCTTTGAACCCGATAAAATTCCAATAGAAAAACACAAAGTTGTTCAAAAAATAAACAAAGAATATTCTTTTCCTTTAAACGGTGATGGTTGGTTAGAATCATATTATGGAAAAGATTCGGATTCAATTATTCGTATGTTTAAAAGAATGCGAAGACACGATAAAGTGAATAAAGCAGAATATGATACAATTATTCAAGATATTCGTAAAATAAAAGCGTTGGAAGTTGATACGACGCTTAAATCACTTTCATGGGGTGAAGGGTTTATTGATACCATAAAACAATTAGGTATTGATAATCGAGATTTAAAATCACTTCGTAAGTTTGGTGAAAGTCGAAGTACAAGTTTGCAAAAGGCTTGCCAACAATTTTTGAAAGCCTCAACTGTTCTTCAAGACTTAACTCAAAAGGAAGATTGGAATGATGATGATAAAATCCAATATGTTACGGCAATGGAAATGAGAAAAGATGCTCGTAAAGTATGGAAAAACGCTCTTCATCAAATAGATAATCTCACAAAAGCAGAAAAAGATGCATTGTATTTTGCCTCAACTGAATTAGAAAAAGAAGATAATTTATCAGCAAGGGAATTATTTCGTAGGGGTAAAGATGAGTTTGCTAAATCAATGACGGCAAACAAAATGAGTTCGCTACTCAATATGTATGGTGAAGAAGTGAATGTGTACAAAGGAACACAAACAGGCACTTTCATTAAAATGGGAAATAGTGGTTTTATTATTAAAGATATTTGGGCTTATACTGCTGGATTTATTGATGCTGATGGTAGTATTTTTATTTCCGAGCGTGGCGACCCTCGTGTTACTATTGTAGCGAGTGGCGATGGAGGTAAAGCCCATTGTGAAGAATTGCAAAAAATGCTTGGTTGTGGTCGTCTTGTTACTGATACAAAATTAGCAAAAAATACAGTTAAACCTGTTCATCGGCTTATTTTTTCATCAAAAGATATGATTCGTGATTTACTCAAAGGTGTTTTGCCTCATTTAAAATTAAAATCGTTGCAAGCAAAAGCAGTAATGAGTTTTATTGATGAAAAAGATTCCATGAGAAAAAATGAATTATATCAACTTGTAACTTTCAATAATTGGAAAGATGATAAAAACAAAGCCGAATCACTCTTAAACAAGTGGGGCTTAGACGCTGATACGATAGGTGGATATGCGGAGGGATTATGATGGCTGAGGAAGGAAGAATAAACCGGTTTTTATCAGCCCTTGGTAAGCCGTTTAGACGAAGAGAAACTCCTACCCCAACAATGCCTCTTTGGACAAGTGGTATTCAAGAACCTGTTATGGCTCAAGGAATTACTATACCTGCACTTTATGCGGTAAGTAATGAATCACTTATCTTGCGTACCGTTCTTTCTAAATTAAATCAAGAAATGTTTCGCAGGGGTCATTATTGGGAAAAGAAATTTATTATGAAATGTACATCATGTGATGAAGAATATCAAAGCGAAGTTGAATCATGTAAAATATGTGGTGGAGAAGTTCGTAAGCCCGATAATGATGAACTTACATATTCTAAATGGTTGTTTAAACAACAAAACAGCATGGAACAATCATTTGTTCATGTATTAAGTGAGATAGAAAGTGATTTGAATATTGTTGATGATGCGTTTTTAATTTTGGTTAAAGAATATTTTATTGACCCTAATACAAAAGAAGTTGCCTTTTTCCGAGTTAAAGAAATGATGAGAGGCGACCCTATTTTTATGCGAATCGTAGCAGATAAGCGAGGTGTTCGTGGAGGCCGATATAAAATATGTTTAATTCATCGTGATGAGGCTAAAACACATGCGGAAGATGATGTTTGTGAAACATGCGGGGCTGAATTGCAAGAAGTACATTATGTTAATATGGCAGGTTCGGGTAAAACACAATACTTTGTTGAAGGCGAAGTTCTCCATGTGAGTAAATACAATCCATCAAAATTGTATGGTCGAAGTCCTGTTAATACAATGTGGCGACAAGCAATGACACTTACTGCAATGGACAATTATATTTACACTGCTTATCAAAAGCGACGAATGCCTAAAGGTATAGTTTCTGTTACTACAGATAATCTTGAATCAATGAAATCTTTCTGGAAAGCCGTTGATGAAAAAATGGAGCGTGACCCTCACTATGTGCCTAAAGTTGGTATAGAATCTGCTACGGGTCGAGGTGGAGTGAATTGGGTTAAATTCATGGACACCTTAGAAGAAATGCAGTATATCGCTGTAAGGGATGAAATACGAAATCGTATTGCCGCATTTTACGGTGTATCATCTATCTTTATGGTTGATAATGGTAAATCGGGTGGATTAAACAATGAAGGTTTGCAAATTCTCGTAACAAATCGTGCTGTTGAATTTGGGCAAAAAGTGTACACGGAAGTTTTGTTTCCTCGTTTATTAAAAGAATTTAACATTAATGATTGGAAATTGACACTTTATCCAAACGAAGAAGAAGATGAAATTACTCGACTACGCCGTGATGAACAAGAACTCAATGTTGCACAGCGAATGGCTCAATTAGGATATATGCCCGAACTTATTGAAGATTCAGCAAATAGAGATATACGATTTGTGTATAAACGACCACCACCTCCACAACCTCAACAAGCACCTCCACCCGGAGGAGCACCACCTCCGATGGGTGGTGGAATGCCCCCCGGTGGTGGAATGCCACCTCCAATGATGGGAGGCGGAATGCCTCCTGCTGGACCACAAATACCTCCACAATTAGCACAACAAATTATGCCACCACCTCAACCCGGTGGACAGGGTATGGGCATACGAGATAGAGGACCGGCCGCACCCGAAAGAAGAACTACAATGGGTAGTGGTTCGCCGCTTTCAAGCGTACAACAACGAGGACCACAACCTTCAATTCAACAAAATAATGTCAATGCACTACTAAACGCAAGGAGATTTCGTGGTGCATAAATCTTCTTAAACAAGAATGGTATGAGATAACACAAGCAGGTGATAAAATGGACTTGTTAAAGATGCATCCAATGGCAAGAAAAATGGAACAAGCACAAAAAGCGTTTATTGAAGCGTTAGAAAATGGTGATGGTCGAATGGCAAAGCAATACCTTTCCGAAGTGCAAAAATTAAGTGATTTTCTTGCCGATGATTTAGATGGTGAAATTTCAAAATCCGATGTTGTTACACCATTAGGACCACGAGATATGTTTGCAGGTGGAGTACCTGTTATGAAATTTCAAGAGCCTTCACAACAAACTGTATTGAAAGGTGAGCGACTTGGCTTTGCATCATCAAAGCGACATCAAACACAATACAGACGAAGTGCTGGAAGTTATGGTCGAAAAGTTTGAGGTGGTTAAATGAGTGAAGAAGCACCCAATGCTGAGTATCTTATGGGTGTACTCATTAACAAAATGGAAGTAATGGACACCAATTTAAACATTCTAAAGGCTGAAAATGAGGCTTTGAAAAAAATGATTAACAATCCTCAAGCATTGTTGCGTAAAATGGGTTTAGTTCATGTATCAACTCCACTTACTACAGACCTTTTAGCAGACCCGTTTAGAAATGATTTTGAAGATAATTCAATCCTCAAAACCGAAAAATCATATATTCCACAATCAAATGAAGAATTCCACAATATGTCGTGGGAAGATATTCATGATTTAGCAAACCAAGCAAAAGGAGTGAAAATTGAATGAAGCCAAGATTTGAAGAATCGGAAATTATGAAAAAGGCTCGTGAGGTATCTTTGCGAATTGACGCATTAGAAAAAGCAAAGTGCGACTGTGGAAAAGAACCATGTGAGTGTAAAAACTGTCCTAAGTGCGGCACTAAAATGAACAAGATGGGTTGCATGAAGATGGGTTGCGGTGGCAAAATGGAAAAAGCCGAACCCGGTTACAAGAGTGAAAAGATTACTGACATCAATCCTCACTTTGTAGCAGAATCGGGTGGTCAAACAAAGACGGGATATTTTACTACAAATGGTCGAACCATTGAAGCAGAAGATGCTCCAAAGAAAAAGAAAGGTAAAGAAGCAACCGATATGGAAAATCTTGGCTCAAGAATGAATCCACATGAAGGCGGCGGTATTGAGCGTGAAGATTCACAAGGTGGTAAATCATCTGTGCAAAAAGCAAATCCAAGAGCAACCATGCGAGAAGCAGGTATGGGAATATGCGGTCTTTGTGGCGGTACAGACCGCACAGGTTGTTTGTTGCACGAAGGAATGGATTTGCACGCTTGCCCTAAATTTAAACCGCTATGAAAGGCGGTGAAATCATGGAGTCAAAGCGTTTTGACATCTCGACTAATGAGTTGTTAAAATCACTTCATGATGGTTATGACCTTCGTACATCTGCGGCGGAATACATACTTGCTTACGAAGCACTTGATGACAAAAAACTCGATGCATTTCAAAAATCACTTTTGAATACTGCTGAAATGATTATTGCTAAAGAAGATGAAGAACAAAAAAGGCAAGAAGGTTATCTTTTTGGAAGGCATCATGCTGATAATGAACCCACAGACCATGTGTGGAGTGATGGGTTACAAACGCCCTTAAATCCAGAAAATGCTCATGCGGTGTGGCCGTATTATCAACCATCTTCTCCAAATGCTCCGTACCGTAGCCATCATTTTCCATTTCATGAAGTAAATCATCCATTACTTAGAAAGAATGCTGTTACGGGTAATTCACAATATATTGAAAAGATACGAAAACATATTTTTAATGGACACGCTCAAGATGAAAAAGACTTTGAGAAAAAATTCATTGCTCATGAAAGTAAAGCGAATAACCCGTTGATTAACGGTTACAATGCAGAAACATCTTATGGTAAAATAAAAAGAAAATTACTCGGAAGTACAATCACTAAACAAACAATGAACAATCATCAAATTGATTTTTACCATCGTGATTACCAACGATGGTTAAGAGAAAATTCAGCAATTAAAGACGATTTATTGAGTCAAGGTCTAACTGACGATGAAGCAAATAGAGAAATGCGTCATTTACATTTTGAAGATAGAGCAAGAGATTGGGATTCAAATGAACATGTTGAAGATGAAAATGGTGTTCGACACCCTAAAAATCTCGGTCATAACGGTTACATGTACGGTCTTGAATGGTTTAGCCCCGAAGAAAGAACGGCTATAATGAATCACATTAACGACCCCGAAAAGGGTCTTGATAAACATGAAGTCATTACATTACCTAATGGAGAAAAAATACCATCAGCAAGAATAACTTACAACGCTCTTATGCGTATGACACCCGAAATGAATTGGTGGGTAAGACCTTCCCATCTTACAGGCCGAAACGCACATTATCGTCAAGAAGATAATGACATTGATTTTGAACAAGGTGGTGAGGCTCGCTTTTTACAGAAACAAATTGGAGAACTTGCACATACACCACAAACATTTTTTGGTGAAAAATCAATTGCAGATTACATTATTGATAAAATAGATGAAAACTATGGTGCTGATAAAGAAGGGCAAAAAAGACTTAGATTTTTACCCCGTTTAGATGTTCATAAGAATCCACTTAAAGAATTGTCTTGGGATGACTTAAAAGATGCAACAAATTCCCACTTCAAGAAAAAAGGAAGAAAGGATTTGAGTCATGTAAGATTAACAGCCAAAGACTTGTATTACCTTGCAGGTTTTAATCCCGATACAAATGATTTGCTTGAAAATCACCCTATACATGGAAAATTGGATGAACCATTAGTACCTAAACAATGGATTGATGAACTTATCCAAGAAGCAAATCACAATGGTTCGTTAGAATCAAAAATGAAAGACATAAGAAACGCAAGAGCGTTTTTAACAAGTCCACATGGACCACATCCAAGCGAAGAAAAAGCACCATATTGGAAAGAACATAAAGATGGTTATACATATGGACCCGGAAAGTTTTGGGCGGAGGAATTTCAAAAAGTAGGTGGTGTAGGCTCAACAGTGACCACATGGCATGAAATTTTGAATGCAACACATGGAAATGATGGTGATTCACATTTGACCACTTTAAATCCAGAAAGTGAAAATTTCGTACAAATGAATGATAATAACAAATCGTTAGCCTATCACTTCATGCCCGAACACACTACAAAAATAGGTGAATATGACCCTGTGAAATATATGAGTGGGGAAAAGGCAATTGGTGGATTTTCATACAATAATATACCATCTTCGATACAAAACATGCTTTCGCCTTTCGGCACATCAAAAGTAAAACCACATGGAAGTTATGCTTCGGGATTTAAGCAGGGTGCTACTGAAAAGAACAATCACACTGAACATAAATCATCACTTATTCCATTGTATGAACACGCTATTAGAAATATGACAAAAAATGATTTACAAAGTTTTCTCGGTAGTTACATTGCACCTATGACTCATCCATTTACGCATAATCCAACTGAACATATCGTAAGTTCAAGCGGTTATGGACCGGGTTCAAGTGACACTCATATTCACAAAAATGCCCAAATTGCACACATGATGAATACACTTCTTGGTCGTCTTGACCATCCAAATCAACCAGCAGAAAAATCAGTAATGAACTACAAAGATTTTCTTCGTGGAGATGAAAAGTTTAGTGCTGGATTGACATTGGATGATTTTTTACAACTTATGGGTTGGGGTGGCATTGCTAAACCTACAGCAAATGCGTTGAAAAATCGTTATGTGCAAGATACAGAAACAAAAGATGCACTTAAAATTATTACATCAACAGCAAAAATGCTTCAAACCACAAATCCTAATCAAATTATGACCTATTTGAGTGGAGGCGACTATGAAGACTTGAAAGACCATATGGGTTATGGTCAATTCGATAATTTAGATATGTCGTCATTAGAATCTTTTTTCCCATCTATGATGAACATACTTAATGAAGAAAATAAAAAATCAAAAGAGAAGCAAAAGAGTAAATCACAATACAAAGCATCTGTAACCGATGCTATCGCCGCCGCATTACAATTTGGTGGTGCTTTACCAGCAATGGAAAAAGAAGAAGCAATAAATGATGAACTTGAAGATTTGTATGGGGTTTTGAATAACCCCGAATTAGTAGGAGAGCAACGCCAACAAGTTCTTTCATCAGTAAAGGAATTAGAACAACAACTTGCTGTTGAGCAAAACAAAGCAACAAAAGCGGTGTTGGGTGGTGGTTCAACACACTATGAAATTATGCAAAATCATTTAGATACAATTTTCAAAGGTCATCGTAATCTTGTTGCACAAGTGGCAAGAGATGTTATTATGCCTAAATTTCTTGAAGCAGACCCCACTGCTTTTGACCCTAACGACCCACAAAAGTTCATAGATAATAATTCACGACTTTTCCGAGATGCACAACGATATATCAATACTGTACCTCATTCAGTTCATGGACTTACTGCACCTAATTATGGAATAAAGCAGAACATTATTGAGCGTAAAAAATCACCTGTTGGAGAAGCACATGCACAAATTGCTCAACATCTATCCGACAAAGGTACAATGATTGATGGTAATATGTCGGTGAATGAGGTTCTTGATGCTCTTGGAATTGAGCGTAGCCCCCAAGCAAAAGAACATGCTCGTGAGTTAATTGAACAAAGTAACAAATTGAATACACCACTTATGGCTTCAACTATCAATCAATTGCTTACAAGTGGTGCAATTGATAAAGTTGGTAACACATCGTTTTCTAAATTATTACCCAATGAAGAAATAATGGGTAAAGAAATTGAAGATTTAGATGATAATGAAATGTTTCATCGAATACTTCATGAAAAAGGCTACCACCAAGCAATTCAAAGTTTGCAATCTAAATATGGTGAAAGCCAATGGAAAGGACATGAACTGCATAGTTTTCCACGCACTATGAGCAGACTATTTGATGGTACATTTGCTCATCAACAACAAGCCGCAGGTATCGGCTCAATATCTAATGATATACATGGTGCTGAAACTTTAGGTGCTAAGGGTAAGCAAAAGGCATCATTTATGACAAGAAATCATTTAGATACAATCGTACATTTTAATCCGACTGTTAATTTAGAAGGTGAAGATGGTATATTTACACCAGAAATTTCACAAAGTTATTCTGCTGGTATGCAAGAAGGCTTACCCGTTGGTGCTCCGTCACCTGTCAATAATTCAATTGCAGACACATTTGATTCTCATGCATATCATTCGGGCTACGAAGCAACACCGAGTGTTGGTGTTGAAATTACAGAAGACGGGCAAGTGATACCCGGAACAAATATTGAAACAGGCTTGTATCATAGCGTGCCAAAAGAATTATCGGAGATAGTGCATGGAAATGAAATGGTGAAACAAGTGTGGGATAACGCACCGCCTCCTCAATACAATGAATCCGCTCATCAAAGTATGGATTTAGATACATACGAAACACCGAGCGAAGATGTATATGCAGTAGGTAAAAGTGAAATGAGTGAACTTATTACCTCACTGTTAAACCCCGATGTGCTTTTAGAAAAGAAAGATGAAAGCACTTGGACACCACCAATTCGACCAATGCATAGAATATTTTCTTTAGATGACCTTGAGCATTTGCGTGGCTTTAGTGGTTCATGGGTTGTAAGTAAGTGGTATAGTGGTAAGAGAATTGTTATTGTAAAGAATGACGAAGGCATTACTGTGTATGATGAAAACGGGAAGAAAAAAGGTGTCAATAAGAAAACTATGGAATCCATAGAAGAGTTGAATAAAAAGAACTACACTATTGATGCTATTCTTGGCGATGAAGAATTAAATATTATTGACATTATCAATTATGACGATAATAATATATCCGACATGCAACTGTTTGAAAGGCTGAAAATTCTCCGTTCTCAATTTGACAGTCATGAAAGTGTCATTGTACCCGGTCCTCACGACACTAAAATGACAGATGACGAGGGGCTTGAAGAAGCAGTTAATTCACTAAAAGAAGAACACGATGTTATTCTCCTTCGTGATAATAAATCAACATACATGAAAGGTGAAAGAAGGCATCCTAAGTGGTTGTTGTATAGAGATACAAAAGATTTCAATTTCATTGTGCTTGACCGTAGGGGTAAAGGTCCATTCACATATCAATTAGGTGCTGGTCCTATACTCGACGGTGAAGGATTGGGTAACAGGGCAATAGAACATAAAGGACATTATTACATGGATGTAGGCACAGCCTTTAATCAACAAAAAGCATTCAAAGTCGGAGATATAGTGCGTGCATCTATTACAGGTGTAACGAAAAAGAATCGAAAAGAGCGACCTGTGTATAATATACAATTCAAAGAAATAGAAGGAGAAGGTGAGGGAGAAGGTGCGGCAAGCGTTGAATCACTTGATTTGCTAACCAAATCTTTTACACCTATTATAATGCCACACGATTTAGAAATAATAGATGATGAATTACTTATTCACATAAACGATGTTGATATTGTAAAATACAAGTTTGAGCAATTTGAGGATAATTGGTTTATTCATTCTCCCAAAAGTTCTCTTAGTGGTATTATGAAAAATGACTATCCTGTTGTACTATCTCAAAGTCTTATGCCGTTTTGGTCATCGGTAGCACCATTGATGATTAAAGGAATAGTAACTAAGAAAACCGAACTTGACATGCCTAAAAAGCCAACAGAAGAGCAAATGGAAGAAGAAAGTGCGGGTCTTATTGATGAAGATGATGAAAATAGATTGCTTAAACCCGAAACCAAAAAGAAAGCACTTGAACTCATTCTTCGTACTTTAGATACTATTAGTAAGGAAAAAATGACTTGGACAGGACCAAAGGGTTTGGGTATTGATGTAGGAACTCCGCAAGAATCTCCACGAGGACCGACCAAATTGACGGAAGAAGAAAATTTGCCCGATTTCGATGGTGAAAAAATAATTACTGATGAAAAGAAAGAGAAGAAAAACGAGCGACTAAATCACATTAAACTTCGTACAGACGAAAATGAAGAGATTTCTATAGACTATGACAATGAACAGCCAATTATTTCTCATTCATAAGCAGATATAAATACAAAAAGAGGGAAAGACCCCTTCAATGCTTTCTATAGAACAACCAGCATCGGGTATCACTCTCCTCAAGAGTGGCTCGGATTTGGTCGTTGCAGGTTATGCATCTGTTGAATTAGTTGATAAGCAAGGCGACCTTATTACTCGTAGTGCTTTGAATGATGCATTTAACAGTTTTATGAAAAGCGATAAATTCCGCAATGTACAATTGGCACACTCCAACATTCAAGTTGGAGAAGTAATTGACAATTACATTGATTCTAACGGCAGAATGTGGAAATCCGAAGTGGATGACACAGGTATGTTTGTCGTTGTCCAACTCCGCAATGATATTGAGAAGGCTCGTGAAGTAGCCGCCGAAATCCGCAAAGGAAACCTTCGTGGATTCTCTATTGGAGGTCAAGCCTTCAAAAGAGTACGAAGGTCCGATATGGAAAAAGGCGATTACCAAGAGATTTCAAAAATGGAGTTGCATGAGATAACGATTTGTGAAAAGGGAATTAACCCCGAAGCACAATTTCGTATTCTAAAGGAGGATAAAAGTATGACAGAAGAAACTGAACTAAACGATATTATGTCACGCCTTGAAGCACGATTGGATGCAATGGAGAAGGGAATCCCCCCTCAACTCCGTGAAGCCATTGAAGAAAAGAAAGGCAAAGGCAAAGAACAAGAAGAAAAGAAAGAAATGAAAGAGGATGATGACATGGAAAAAGGCGACGAATATAGTGATGTTATCTCAGCAGAATACCTATCGTGGATGGAAGACACTCTAAAATCCGCAGGTGTTGATACTGTTGCGGCACGAACACACTTTGACAACTTGGAAAAAGCACAACTCGGTGGATTCGACAACCCTGACTCAGTGGATGGTGCAGACTATTTCGCTGGACAGGTACGAGGCCGAGGACAAGAAAACGGTAGCCCATCAACAGGTGCTATCAACGCCGTTTCATCATCGGGTGGTAAAACACCTGCTGGTGCTCTCGGTCCTGTATCTATGTCAAAAGGCTACCTTAACGAAAGCAATGTAAGTGATGCTGATATTGAAGCCGCTTACGAAGTGTATAAGGCCGCCGCTATGGAACAGCATTTCCGAAACAACCTTGAATCTCAATTTGCAGGTCGTTTCAACAACGAAATGGAAATTGCAAAAGCACAACAAGCAAAGGCTCAATTTGACGCACGAGCACCACTCGCTGAGATTGTTAAGTCAATTGAAGCACTCTCGGAGCGTATTGACAACATTTCAACAGGTAGCACGACTATTCAAAAGTCTGCATCTGTTTCATCAATTAATGTTCCCTCCACTGAGGACTTAGGCAATATGGGTTGGGATGAAGTCCATGCCCTTGCAAGGAGGACTCTCCGAGGAGAATGAGGTGAATTAAATGGCAAGAGATTACATTAGAAACATTACAGACATGGAGCGATACTACTACGGAGCCGGCAACGCTATGGGCTACTCCTACTCCGGTAGCGAACTTCTCAAAGCAGACGCACCAATGCTTTCAACCACTGCTGGTACATACCAAGCAATCTATGGTCGAAAGGTTTGGTCACAATTGAACCAAGAGTTCAACGCATTTTCAATCCTACCAAAGCGACCTTGGGAGCGAAGTGGTTGGAGAGTTATTACTGCAAAGCCATCCTTCTCAGTTGGTGGCGGTGTTGCAGAAAACGCAACTCTTCCAGAAACAACTAAGCCAACCTTCCAACACATTGCCGCAAAGCCAAAAACTGTTGTCCACACATTCGACATGAGTGAAACAGCAATGTTCCTTTCCGACAAAGATGACGGTCTTGGCGACATTCGTGCAATCCTTAAGGAAGAAATGGGTAAGCACCACGCAGAACACATCAACCAAATGCTCACAACTGACAAAGGAACTGCCGCAGGTAACGACTTTGAATCACTTGACCGAGTAACAACAGGTGCATCGGCGAGTGCTAACGAAGACATTTACTCAATTGACCGAAGTGCAAACACATGGTCACTTGCAGAACACAACGAAAACAGTGGTACAGACCGAAACCTTTCACTCGACCAACTTGACGACTTGTTCCAAAAGATTTGGACTCGTGGTGGAAATCCAAAGGTCATGCTTACAGGTTACGACACATTGATGCGACTACAACAACTCCTCCAAAGCCAACAGCGATTTATGGAAGAGAAGAGAGTCACACCTACCTACAACGGTGTCAAGGGTGTTCCCGGTATTGAAGCAGGTTTTATCGTTGCAACATACAACGGTATTCCAATCATTCCATCAAAGGATGTTCAAACCGACACACTCAGCCGTATCTATTATCTTGATACTGATTACTTGTACTTTAGTACAGCAATTCCAACACAATACTTTGAAAGTGGTATTGAAACAGGCGACCCATTCGCTATCAACCGTCTTGGACAAGAGGGTATGTACCGAACAATGGGCGAATTGTGGACAACTTTCTTCGGAGGTCATGGTTCAGTTCGTGACCTTAAGTGAGGTTGGAGAATTTAACATTGAGGTGAAAAATTATGGCAAATGAATTAACAGTAAGCGGAACAGCAACACCAACATTAGTAGGTGCATGGGAACTTCGAGCAGGTTCTCACGACACAACAGAATGGCTCGACGGAGCAGCAGATGTAACATATCCGGGCGGTGGTCCGGGTACATTCAATGCTTCTAACAGCGATGGAGCAAACGGCTACGATGCCGCACCAAAGATGGCTCTTATTACCACAACAGGTGCAGGTACAGTCGTACTCGCAGGTGGAGTAACAAGCATTCTATTGGCTACAGGAAACCAAACAAGCGGTACACAAGCGGCTTTAAAAATTGCAGTAAGCAGTTTGACAATTACCATTACAGGTGCGGCAGAAGCACATAGCCTGTTAGTGATGTACAACTGAGGGTTTTAAGTGCCTACAGTAACTTTCATCGGGCCTTTTTACTTGAGAAGGCGAGCCGATAGAGCGGGTCAATGGATTCGTGGTGAAACCGAGGAAGTTACTCAAGAGTGGTTAAATGAGTGGCGACACAGACTACCAGCAAAACACTTTACCATTGAGGGCGATGAAGGAGTCACTACTGACGGTGGCAATGACGGCATCCCCGATAATGGTTGGGCAAGAAAAGACATTCTTCAATGGCTTGATGACAACGGTGTGGAGCGAGGTAGTGGCTATCTTACAAAGACAGCCGCACTCACACTCGTACAGGCACATTTAAATCCTACAGATGATACAGAAGAAATAACAGAATGAGGTGAAAAGATATGGCAATAACAATTGACAACAGAACAACAGTGTTTGGTGACAGAATCGTAGTTACAGGTAGCACCGATGGTGCAGAAGCCGTTGATTTGAGTTCGTTTATGAGTTCAATAGACGGTGCAATGGTGAATAATATTGGTGCGGCTGCTCCAGCCCCGACATCTGGTATTAACAACACAACTATCGTACTAAATGTTGGTGCGGCTTGTACTTTCGTAGCAATTGGTCGTCGCTCGTGAGGTGATACCTCATGGTTGCACTAAGCAAAGTTGCAGTGAAAGTGTTTGGACCTTACTCTCCAAAAGAGTTTAGCGACCTTACGACGCTCAACACTACCATCAGTACGGCAGTTCAAGCAATTGCTGATGCGAGTGCAAACAACTCAGTTATTGATACTGAGGTATTTTCCGTTTTGGGAAATATGTTTGTCATGGTCACTTACCAAATCGCTTGAGGTGATTGGGTAACATGGGCTTCGATGTTCGCAACATTGACCTTAGCGATATTGTGCGTGGGTCAAAGCAAGGCACGAAGGCTGACTATCAGTACGGCGGCGATGTCGTCGCTAAACCCGAAAAGCCACTTGAGGGCGTAACAAGAGCACAACGAAGTCGCAACCGTGATATAGGTGATATACTTAACATCGGTGCAGGTACACGCTGTAAGCATTGTGGGTTTCTCCACTTCTTATGGCGTGCTACATGCGGTGCGTGCGAAAAACCTATGGATTACAATTTAGGACATCGAGATGAAAGCAAGAGGTTGTAGGTATGAAAATTTTAATTAAAGCAATGAAACCACATCGTCAAAAAATCTTGACCGAAAGCGGTGAAGAAATGAGATTACAACAATGGGCAAACAAAAAGGCCGCAGAAGCACTACGAGGAGCGGGTGGTGATGTACAGGGTGAGCAGTTTCAACAAGCAAGGGATGCACTCATGCGAGAAGCCGTAGCCAACCCCGATGCTCACGGCCTTAAATTTATGAATGAGCGTATGCCATTTGAGGGTCAATCCTTAGAAGAATCGTTGAGCGAACCCGATATTGAGAGCGAGCAAGGAGCAGTTAAAGGACCAGAAGAAGGACCGGATGAATGGATGGGGGATGAATCTCCCGAACATTTTGAAAATGTAAGAGAAAAAGAAGGTGTCAAACAATTTTTACAACAAAGAGGAAAAGACCTTTTTGATGAGCAAGGCAAACTTCGCCAAACGCTTTCGCAAGAAAGTGATGAAGAAGAGGAAGATGATTTTGATGAAGATGCCGCCGCAGAACACATGCGGCGTATCATGACCTCTCGTGATATTGCTATGCGTGATGCTTGGAGTGTATTAAAGCAAGAGCCGTATGAACAGTGAGGGGGGTTTGATGTATGCCAATAGTGTTCAGCCCCGGTGAGCCGGAAACTCGACCACTATACCCCGACGAAGTAGTGTACACAACCGCACAAAAAGTTGCAGACCTTTTGGACATTGGACCGCAAGATGCAATTCTTATGAGTGCTGATGCTGACACAGATGCAGTGTACATTACAGGAAATGAATTTCGCCAAGTAGGTTTTAGCGTTGGCGACAAAATTAGAGTCTATAGCGACGCTGACCCGTTTGGTGAGGATGATTTAGAAATCACCGCTATCGGAAGGGGGGCTGGTGGCAAATCCGCTCATGTTAAACTCACCTTTAGTGGTGCAACACTTACTGCATCCGATTATGAAGTGGCAGATAATGGATATGTACAGAATACTGCCTCTTTTACCAATGGGCGTGTTCGTGGAATAACAAAAGCCAAAGTGGACCATGTTATACTCAAGATGCAAGACCGTATTGACAATCTTACACGCAACGCTTGGCGACCATATCTTGTTGCCGCAGAATACATCAATTTCGATACTTACAAGCCGTACCGACGACGATACTATACTGATTATGTAGGTACAAGCCCACTGCTATTCCGTAATGTACAACAAATGCTACGCATTGAACTTTGGCAGGGTGATGACTACCGTGAAATTGCGGCGGCGGAGGCTCGACTTAAATTCAATGATGTATCGAATCTTTCTTCCGCAAGCGTGTACATTTCACCCGGAAATGGTAGCGTAGCCACACTTTCTCAAGGCACAGGCACAGGACAGTGGCGTGATGATTTTGATGCCACCACCGTCGCTCAAAACTTTGCAGACCTCATCAACAAAGAGGACAGGGTAAGTAAAGCGGCGGTTAATTTTAGTCCTACATTTACTCTTGAAGGCTCAACATCGAATGTAGCCGTGAACAATGAATTCCTTGCATCTGCCAATGCAGACTACGGCACAGGTATAGTCAAACTTACATCTATGCGAGCCGTCAAAGCAGGTGAAGTTTGTAGCATTGTTTCAAGCACAAGTGACATTGAAATCTCACAAACTCAATTAGCAACAACTACGGCATCAAGTGAAGATACCGGAACAATTACTGTAGCCGATACAACTAACTTTGTCAATGCGGGTGTTGCTACAGACGGTACGAATGTATTTCGATATACGGGCAAAACGGCTACAACTTTTACAGGTTGCGTGGCTGTATCGGGTAGCCTCCCATCGAGCGGAACAATTACTCAGCATAGTTTTCTTGTTGATTTACAAGGAGGGTCAAGCAGTGGTGATAATGCTCGACTTCGTGATTGGTGGCTTGACCATGAGCAAGGTATTGTGTACTTCAATAACTCCTACCCGTTCTTTGAATGGAACGCTATCAAAGTTGCATACATTTACGGCGAGCGATATGTTGAGAAAGCCATCGAAGATATATGCACAAAGATGGTAGCGATTGAATTACTTATGGCTGATGACCGTAGCGTACTTATTCCCGAAGGAACTCAAAACATTGACCTTGCAAGCAAGGTGCAACTATACCAAGCCGAGATTGAAAGAACACTACCAAAGTATATTGAATTGGTGGTGTTTGAATGAATGTTCGTGATTTTGAGCGTCAAGGTAAAGACATCAATTTTCGCATAGGCGAAGAGATTTTTAAAAAAGATAAGGTCATACAACAGGAATTTAAAGACCATTTTACCTCTTATCCCCCTGCTTTTCGTGAGCAAATGGAAAGAATTGAAGCGGGGGCTAAGGGTTTCACCATTCAAGACGGCTATCCTGTGAACAATCAATCGGGCGAGCCAGCGAGTGAAATGGAATATAATAGTATTCAACAGGCTACAGATAGAGCCATGTTACGACAGAATCCCGAAATAGAGCGTAATAATTTACGCTACGAAGACGGTTTTTTCATACCTCTTGATTACAAGAAATTGATGGAGAAGGAGCGATAATCATGACGGCAACATGGACAGAAGGTTTGGATGTCATTATCGGCTTGTTCAAAGACGATTGGAACAGGGCTAACACAAGCAATTATCGCCCCGTTGTCATTGATATTGCTGATACCACAGCCGAACAAGGTAAGCGTCTTGACCTCGATAAACACGACTATGTTCTTGTTTATGAAACGGCTCACAATGAAGAAGCACCCGAACTGTTTTACGACTTTGTAACGACACGCATAAATATTACAGTTGATGTCCGAACTACAAAGGGGCGTAAGCATTTACAGGCTCTTGAGAACGAAGTGCGGAGGGTGATACATACCAAGAGAAAAGGTGACGGTACAAACTTTGACCGCCTCGTATTCAAAACAAGAACGGATTTGAGTGACCGAAGCAAATTTCTTTTTCGTATGACATTCCAAATTGAAGTAGTAATATTAGCAGAACTAATTCCATAGGTGAAAAAACATGCCATCAACAGTGTATAAGGGAGATTTAGCAGAAGTATCATTTGCTCCGGAGGTAGGCTTGACGATTGTTTCTTCAACAGATGCCTCATTTGCTCTTACTGCGGGTGACGACCATACTCAAATTGTTTTTACAGGTGCAAATTCTGTTATTTTTAATAGCGATGATTTGCGATACCCCGATGGAATGCTGGTTGGTTCTCAAGTCGTTTTTACAAGAAATAGTGGTACTGCTATCGCTGATGGAGATTTAGACCGTGTTTTTACTATTGTATATAATGTTGGTGATACTATAAAATTAGCACCTAAAATGTTATCATCGGGTACAATTAACGATAGTGCTGTTTCTCTCCATATCCTTCCTTACAAAACACCTCCTCTTAATTCAGCAATGTCGAGAGGTGCTAACAGTGAGTCTGTTTTGACTGACCAATTCCTCGGCATTACTAATGCTCTCACCGTACCCGAAACAAAAGTGGATTTGAAGCGATTCCATGTTGTCGGTCTTGGTCGAGATACATCGGTACAAGTTCCCGGTAAAATGATTACTGAGGGTGGGTCTTTTGAAGTCGCTATGCACAGTGCTCGCTGGCTCAAGTATTGCCTTGGTGGTGAAGTAGTCACCAATGGTACTGATTCCGATGTTGCACCCACATTAAGTGCCGCTACAAAAGCAGGTCAAAGTTTTATTACTGTTAGTGCGGCAACCGATTTTGACATAAACAAACATATCATCATTAAAGAAACAGCAACATATACGCCCGTCACAACAACTCACGATGCTAACATTGCAGATGCGGCATTGCGATGGGATGGTAGTTTTACTGACACTCGATTCGATACGGCTCTTCGTAGTGAGGCTCGCCGTATCATCGGTGTTGATGGTACAACCATATATTTAGATGAACCACTTCAATACCCACATGCAAGTGGACTAACTGTAAATTTAAGAGATTATGCAGATGCCACTAATAAAAAAGCACCCGCAGTTAATACTACAACAACACCACCAACAATCACAAACGCACAAACACATCTTCTTTTTACAAACACATATCAACCATCATTCAGTCTTGAAGTATCACAACGACGAAGAAATGTTGATACGGGAGAAGGTGCAACTGATGGTAGTGCTACAGACTCTAAGGAACTAACTCGTGTGTTTCGTGGATGTAAAGTTACTGATTTCACCCTTACAACTGACAATGATGCCGCTCTCCGTTTGGCTGTAAATTTCAACGCCGCTTTATGTTACACCGATACGGGAAGATTAGAAGGAACACCAATTACTCGTTATGCTTCTCACCGTATGTTTGATGATACCGCAAACACAACCACAAAGAGATTTATTTCTGGTATTGCACCTTGTACACAAAAACCGTTTATGTTTTACAATGGCACAATCAATATGGCAGGTGTGCAAGTAGCACAAGTGCTTAACTTTAATCTTACAGGACAACTTGGTATGCAAGGCTTCCATGTCATCAACGGACAAAACAGTGTAAGTTCTGCCACAGAACAAGTGCCTTTTGGTGGTTCACGAAACACATCTCTTATGGTTGAAGGACAAACAACATACGAAGCAACAATGGAAATTATTGTTGATGACCCATTGTTTTACCATAAAATGCGTTCTGCAACAGAATTTAGTGGAAAGAAAGACGGTAATACAAACAATCAAATTCGTATTGATTTTACAAAATCAACTTCTCAAAGTGATACAGAAAGATTGATGATTATAATTGATGAGTATTATATTGTTGAAGCACCTCTTCAAATCCCCGAAGATAAAGGTGCTGTTAAATCAACTCTCAAAATCATGCCTAAAACAATCAAAGTTGTAGCACGAGATACTATTATCAAATACTAAGGTGATAATATGGAAAAATCATTACAAAAATACCGCCGACTTGGAGTGGAAGGTTATGCTCGTTGGTTGTGCGACTCTAACGGTGTTGAATACACTGAGGATATGGCGAGCATGACTGATAACCACGCTTTGCACTTCCACATTGAAGCATTGTTAAAACCTAAAGAAGAGCCTAATCCACTTGTACAAGAAGAAGAGGTAAATCCATTCCCTGTTGAAATACAGCAATACGATTCACTTACAGTTGCAGAATTGCGAGAACTATGTAAAGAGCGAGGATTGCCTGTTTATGGCACAAAAGCAGAAATTGTTTTCCGCTTAAAGCAACATGATGATGGTATTATTCCCGAAGAAACACCCGAAAGCCCTGCCGAAGAGGTAGCCCTTGAAGGTGATTCGGAAGCCCCTGCCGAAGAGGTAGCCGCATCCATTGGAGAGGAAAATAATGACGAACAAGAAAGTAGTAACGAACAAGAACCTGTTATTGAAAACGAATGAAACGACAATGCATCATGTTAGGGTGAACCCCGACGACGAAGATGAAGTCATGGAAGTATGGGTACGAGATATTTCATTTCTCGACATACAAGCCGCCGCACAACATATGATTCGCATAGAAAAAGGTGATGTGCAACTTGACTTGGCTGGCTATTGGAATTTCGCATTCTCCAATTGGATTACAAACACAAACCCAAAACTCACAACAAACGAACTCCTTGAACTTAAAGGATATGTAGGCGAGCAAATCTGTAAAGTGTTGCCTCAACCAACAGAATTGGCGGAGGCTATGCAAGGGGGGTTTATCAAGCAGAACGGGTGAGGGTGGAGGAGTTTCTAAAGAAAGATAAATTCGATAGTGAGCAAGACTTGGCGACTCAAATAGAATTATGGGCGTACATTATAGCAAAACACTATGGAATATCTCTCGCAGAAACTTATTCAATGCCCCCTCATTTGTTCAAACAATCGCTCGTTTGGGCATTGACAATAACAGAAGAAAATAATAGAGAGATAGAGCGTAAGAAACAACAGGCGAAGGCAGGGGATAGAGAAACAGTATCGTTGGATTATTCGTTTTTAGATTGGGAGTGAAAATATGTCATTATTAGCAATGCTCGGTAGTATGTCGGGTATGGTTTCAAACATTGGACCGAGTTTTAAAACCGCAGGTAAAATGGCTATTGATGCTTTCAAAAATTTATGGGAATGGATTGATAACAATTTAATCCAGCCATTTAGAGATTTTTTCGATTGGATGGGCGGTGCTTGGGATGGTGTAAAAGAAGCCGGCTCAACAAGTTTTCAAGCGATATGGGATTTCATTGACTCAGTTTTGATACAACCGTTTGTTTCTTTTATTGAATTGTTTTCTTGGGAAAACATCAAAACTGCGGGAGAAGTTACATTTGATGCCATTTGGACTGTGATAGATACATTATTGATACAACCTTTTGTATCTTTTATTGAATTGTTTTCTTGGGAAAACATCAAAACGGCGGGAGAAGTTACATTTAACGCTTTATGGTCTGTAATTGATACTATTTTTATAAGTCCGTGGAAAACATTTTTTGGTTGGTTTGAAACTATATGGACTAACATATATGACGGAGCGGTATTTGCTTTTGAATCGGCTTGGAACTTTATTGATTTTATTTTCATATCACCGATTAAAACAACATTAGATTGGTTGTCATCGGCTTGGGATTCTGTTTATGATGGAGTAACGGGAGCATTTTCGTCTGCATGGGGTTTTATTGATAATAATTTTATTTCTCCTGTTCTTGGTTTTATTGACAATTTATCATTTGATAGTATTCTCGATGGCATAACAAGTGCTTTTACTTCGGCTTGGGATTTTATTTCGGGCATAGGTACAGACATAAAAGACATGTTTGTATCATTGGGTACAGATTTAGCAGGTGTATTAAAATCGCCAATCAACGGTTTTATCGGGGCTGTGAATAGTTTATTTGCATCATTTAAATTTTCTAAGACAATTGATTTGCCGGGTCTTGACCCATTTACCGTAGGATTTGATTTATCGGATTGGAATATACCTATGCTTGCCAAAGGTGGTATAGTAACAAAACCTACACTTGCTATGATAGGTGAAGGTGGAGGTCCGGAAGCAGTTATACCATTAGATAAAGCGGGAGGTATGGGTACTCAAAATTTCAACATTACTGTAAATGCGAGCGGTATAACAGACCGTACTGATAAGCGTACACTTGCTCGTGAAATCGGCAATATGATTCAACAAGAGATGGCTCGTAACATCGGCGGTACTACAATGCGAGGTAGGTACTGATGGGAACACCAATATTTCTTTTACGCAACGATGGTGGCAAAATACCACTCATGGCGACAACACTTACAATGAATGTTGATAGAAATGTTGTAGCGTTGCCTATGCCTACGGCTGGTGGCTCTCGATTTGCATTTGACCTCAATCTGCCGAAATCTCTTATTACAATTGAAGGAGTAATGACTGATGATGATTTGTTAAGTATAGGTGATTTACAAAGAGAAGCAAATGCTATAATAGACTTTAGCCGAATACAAGGAGAAAGTGCTGATTCAGCATTTAGATGGAATTTTTATGTATCAACTTTTACAAATGGTGTTACACTTGATAACCCTTCAACTGCTAAATATGCTATTAAAATAAATAATACTTATGAAATTTGGTTAGCGAAGCAAACATCATCTTTTTTTGGATATGATAGTGGAAGTAGTCGTTACTATTTAGCGACAGAAAGTGCGTCGGCATACCGTACTGTAACACAAATTGCATCGGATTTTGCAGGTTTGATTAACGCTAACAGTGGCACTTTCAATATGACGGCTAATGTTATCAATTCTCCAACAGATAATACTGCAAATGTAGCAGTTGAATTAACACAAACAAATCAAGGAAAGGCTGGTAATATGTCGCATCCTTCATTTTCCACTTGGCCTGTAAATGCGTTATTACCGAATTATAAACCATATCATACACAATTTTTTGGAGGAACTAATTCTGTAAGTGCTGAAAATAAAAGTGCAGGTGATAAAGTCGCTGAATTATTTGGAGTGCTAAACAACAGTAACAATGGGGGTGGAGGAGCAATTCTAAATCCCGATGCATGGTTGAGAAGTTTAAACGATTTGGCAGATAAGACGAGCATAATAAGTGGAAATGAAAGACAAAATTTGGATGCAAAGTATGGAGATTATATCATCGGTATTCAAATTCCATTTAAATCGAATGTAAATAATAATTCATCGTTATTTTATATGCCAACAGGTGGTCTTATGGAAATTTTTGATAAAACAGCAGATAATGCAAAGCCCGTTGGTACAAAATATCAAGGAATAGGTGATGAATACGGGGCGATAAAAGGAGCGATAGCAAACGCTACATTTGTTCAACTTGGTGGAGAACCGCTTTACAGTTACACGATTAACTTCATACCGATTGATTGGATATTCTGAGGTGATACAATGGTTGCAATCGGAAGAAGCAGTAACGCCATGTTTTTTGATGGTGTAAGTGATTCCGTCATTATTCCTCAAGGGCGTTTTACAAGTACAGGTGTTGAAAACAATAATGGTCATAAGTTAATGACAAAAACACTACAAGGAAGCGGTGATATTGCTTCAATTAACGATAAAAGCATGAGCGATTTTATCATTGAAACTTGGGTTGTACCCGATTGCGGGGGCGTTGTAGCACATCGTGATGGTCAATTTACTCTTGAATTTGGTACTGTTGATACACCCGGCCCTGCTGTATTTACTTTGTATATTGAATCAACACAAGGTCCATCGTATGTACGACTTGCAACTGCGTATGATGAAACAACTCGATGGAATGGAATAATTTATCCTCAACAAAATCACGGCGGAATACACGACTCATACAACCGTTATGACACAGGTACATACGGTGAGGCTACAAATCTTAATTTTAAGAACAGACCACTTTATCATATTGTTGCAGGTATCAATAAAAGAAAAGTATTTCTTGCAGTAAATGGTGAAATTGTATCACAACAAGATATTGCCGAAGGAGTGCGTATGGCACGCTCCACAAGCCCTGTATATCTCGGTGGGAAGGGCGGAGAGTTTCGTGGGGCTATAGAATCAATTCACTTTTCTAATGAATTTGATGAAAACATGCTCCAACCGAGTATGCCCGTAAAAGGCGAAACAACATCAGCACTATTTCGATTTGAAGAGCCTCTTGACATAGTGGAAAACACCTACGATTTTACAGCGTATGGGTCTGCTGGTGGAACAACTATTACGGTTTCAACAACCATTGCACAATCTCTTATTGAGCGTTTAACGGGCAAATCTTATGACTCAGCCAATCCAACAACAAACTTTCTCGCATCGCCTTACAGTATGGGTAATTACAAAGTTGTGGATTATTATACTACACCCGCTACTCCAACAACTTTAGCAATTGCTCACACACCATACAATTTGCTTATCAATCCGGGTGCTATCAATCGCAACACACAAAAACCAAATCAAAAACCTCCCGAAAGAGTTCGATTACACAGTATCAACGGTAGTACAGGCGTTATTACGGTTTCAAGCATACATGTTGATTTTGTTAATGGAACGGGTGGATTAAGAGGGGTATTGCACCCAAGAACAACAGATGTTGATAATTACTTTGTTGTCGTAGGTGCAGATTTACTTATTGATAATGGTACAGGTAAGCCATACCAACCGCCTCACTACGGCACTCAAATATTTGACAAAACAGGACAAATGATTATTGATGAAAGTATTCGCACAAATCACGGTTTGGTGTATTCATCACGCATGGCTACAACGACAAACGACCCTAACAATCCGTTTGCAGTAGTATGGGATTCTTCTATTGATGAATTATTTCAAGTCGGGCATAGCGGAAGGCATACTTTTTCTCACATCGTAGGCCATGAATACATGAGAAAATATCCAAAACCAACAGAACTTACAATTGACCAACAAGTTGATGGTTCTGCTGATATTGTACAAATGGCTTATGATTCAAACACTCGCAACTTAGATGAAATGTTTGTGATGAATTCACTGATTGATTTTTATGCTGAAACTGCTGATATGCCAATCAATCGCATTGAAAATTCATCAAGCGTTGCATCAATCAAGCATAATGGACTTCCAACAAGTGTAAGAGAACTTATTGCAATCGGTGGAAGTGGTTTTAATTACTCACCATTTATGTTGAAAGGGCCTGTTCCCGAAGCGGGAAATATCAATGAAGATTCAAGGTTGTATCACCTTGTACCCGAAAATGAAAGTCGCATTGCGTTGCTTCATGTACCCGATTTGAAAACAAGTCACAACCTTGCACCGTTTGTTGAAATACATTACAATGCTATTGACTTAACAGGAGCAAGCATGGGTCTTTCAGTACCTATGCTAATGGTCGAAAAAACTGTACCTGCTGGCTCTTTTGACTTAGGTGGAGGTACAACTGTCCTTGATGTCATCACATCCGACCTTGCTAACACAACTTTGTATTCTGCTGGTGGTGTCATATATTTAGCAAACGCAGTAAGCGGTTACGCAAGTCTAATGCAAGAATCACACTCCTTGCTTGGTGATAATACAGGAGGCCAAGACAACGATGTTGAACTTGATTACAGTCGAACCCCCGCTCTTTACACACCTGTAAGTGATGTCAATGCCGACCCTGCTTCGCCGCCAAAAGCAATCAAGCGTTCCCATAACACAAACTCTCACGAGTCGGTGTATCACCGAGTTTGTATAGAAGCACTATCAAGCAAAATAAACAATACATACACTACATCGGGTCAAAAAATAATACTTAACCCTAATGAAGAAAAAACAGGTACAGGTGTATTTGACATTGGGCCTACATCATCTTCTTCAAGAAACTTTGAAATGTTTAACATTATTGACAACATAAACATTACAGACGAAGCGGGTGTTTTTGGGAAAATTTTCGTACAGCCTTCAAATAAATTAAGGAGTAATCAACTTTCAAACATACGGGTTTTGGGCGACGGCGATGAGCCAAACATCGCAAGCATTCTGTTTTTGATGAGCAGGGCAAGGGTACGGGGTGTAGGGAAACAAGAAAACCCCGAATCAAACACAAGCACCGTAGTCGTTACAGCCACAGGCATTGCCGACAGTTTCGTAAATGAGAATGTATCAGTCGTAGGCAGTGGTTCGCCCGACTCTCACATTGTAAAAGAAATAGAGCCAAACTCACCTGTTGTAACAGTCACACTTGGCGGAGCAGGGCAGGGGGCAATCAACACCAAGCCCACTTTCGACCCAAGCCCGTTGATGCGATTACCCGGCTCGACAAGGCGTAACTGCGTAACGCAAGCCGTAGGCGTAACAGCCACATCACTTAGCGTGAAACCATTGAACAACGGTAGCCCCGACCTCAAATCTTGGGGTACAATTTGTTTTCCTAAAGTTGGCCGTATCTATCTTGAAGATGGGTCAAGTGCAGAATACAGCGATAAAATTGGAGCAGGTTTCTTCTTCGACAACACTGATGCAATCAAAGATAGAAAATACTTAGATGCTAACGGTGTAGCCTATTCCACATTTTTTGATTGGTGCAACGCCACGACTATCATCAATCAATCGTCAAGCGGCGATTATCCAACTTCTGTTTTCATATCGAATGATGGCGATTTTGGTAATGAAAACATGGCTCAAGATGGTAGTACCGTCAATGACCGAATGTTTCAAGCGATGGACACCGTATCACATGATTACCAACTTGGCACGCAGTTCGCAAGCACTCGTGCTATGGTTGAGATACCTGTATTTCCGCAACAATTTTTCGACCATACAGAAGAGGGTATTTTTCCGGGTCCAGATAACAGTATGAAATTGCATGTTGATGCTACATACACCGCTCATACTTGGAACGCTTCGCCTGTAGGAAGGCGTGCTGATGATAAAGAGGCGGCGGATAAATTAGTCAATTCAGCCTATACTTACATCAAAGAGAACAAAAATTACATACAATCCGCAACTATTACTCGTGTCGAATATGTAAGTGGAAGTAATGAGTGGCGTGTTTATGTGTCACATCCATCCATGTTTCCTTCTGCTTTGACAGGTTCAACATACGGAAATATGACACTATTTAGAAAATTAGTAAGAGTATTTTTAGATTCGGGTGATTGGACTGTATATGACAATGACCCTACAACAGATGGTTACATTGCTATACCCGATGAATCTGGAAGTAGTACATATCATGGTGGCATGAGTGCAGATTTTTTGATTAACGCTACAGTTGGGGCAAAAATACATATGGGAGTCGGTATTCTAAACGAAACACTTGTTCCTTTATCATCGGATTCGGGTACGCCTTCTTCGGATTATGAGGCTCGCTCACCGTTTTACTATGATACGGCTGATGTTAAAACACAAGGCGGAAATCTTGACTACGGCCTTCGACAATATGTAAGTGCTGTTGAATTCAAAGCAGGGCCATTAGTCAATCCTCACGCACCAAGAACAGTAACAGGTCGTGCTAAATCTAAGATTGTTGATGCTCCTACCGATAGTAGTCGAACCGTCACGCTTGTACTTGAAGATGGCTCATTGTTCCCCGATGTACCCCATTCAAGAGATAGTTCTTACAACATAGTGTATGAGGAAGGCGACCTTGTATTTGTCGGTGAAATACTTCTCGATACGCCTATTGAAGTGTATTATTTGGGCAACGAATATGGTAATGATGCTGATGAAAATACAGTAAAAGTGTATATTCCAACAGGAACATCTTATACGATTAACGATTTTATTGGAGCAGAATTTGTTCTCAAGCGTGCTGGTCATGCCCTTAATGTCATTTCCGACCCTGCCAATGCTTCTGCTAACGAAAAAAGCGTAGCAACATTCCGACCTTCCGCTACAGAAGATTGGACATATACATCATCACCCGGTGCCGGTACTACGACTACATTAACAATATCACCTGCTACCGCTAACCGTTTAGCCCATGCAAATACAATTGGACTGAATATACGAAAAGGCGATAAAATATTTGTTGATACAGGTAGTGCGATAAATTATGTCGGTGAAGTATCTGCTTTAGAATCGGATATTATTACAGGTGGTAATCATGAAATTACTCTCACTGCTAACAATGTATCAGCGATTACAAGTGGACAACATATACGAATAGGAGCAGGTAGTGTTGTACAAGACGATACAGAAGCATTACTCAACCGTTCATGGTATTATCCATACGCTCAAGGTGGATTGCGAAATGGTGATACTGTATGGATGAACATGACACTCAATAATCCTCATGCAGTTGAGGGGTTGTTTGCAAAAAGTCGTGGCGTGTTTAACGAAGCACATGTTTGGAAAGGATTCAATGGAGGGCGGGGTACACTTACTCAACGACCAAGAGATTCTATACCACTTGAGAATTTTCTCATTGGTAATTCTTGTCTTGAAACAGCACAAAATTTTGCACAACATGTCAATAAAACGGTGGAAATGAATTACGAATCAATGGGTCTTGATGCTTCTCAAGCCCCAACTGTAGCCTACATAGACCCGTATCTTTCAACCGATGGTCATGCTCGTGTTCTTTTGTACGATGTAGCACATGACCGTGAGTTCATTGCATTCCATGACTTGCATATGCAAGTGCAATCGAGTGCTGAAACACCGGGTGTTGGGTATGGTCGTTACATTACTTACGATGGTGGCACAACCAAACTTGACAAATTTTTAATCGGTACAAATGGTGGTGCTCCACATTATTTCACAACTCAAATAGATGTAGCAAATGGTTTTCCAACAGAAAACAAATTTATGCGTGCCACTCAACAATCAAAGTTTATTGAAAGTGCGTATGCACATAATATCGCTAATACAATATCAAATGACCTTAGAGATTATTCAACAAGTTCTCAAACAAAATACACAACGAGTAATCCCTTTACGGGTTACAATCCTCATTTGATGGGTAAAGGACATGGACACTTTGTTCACACAGGGTTGTTCCATGAAGAAACTTCATACACACATACGATAGGAGATAGTGTACTACCACGAGTACAACCTGCCGTAGCGTCGCTATATTGGGCAAATCAATCACATAAATTAACGAGAAAAGAAAACATAGGTAATCCTTTGAGTAAAGCATTAAAGAGAGAGCGATTAAAAATCAGTGGTGCTACAATAAAAGACTCAAGCACACTATTCGATACACCCGATGGTACTCGTGTTATTTCAGCGTTTCTTTGTTTGAAAGGTAAAAGAACTGTCGAACTTGATTTAACTGACCACGAAGAATCAAGACTCAATCATTTAGACCATTGGACTCAAATGGACTTTGTAAGAAGAATGACGGTTGATTTGGGTGAGGTAGGAGTCAAAGAAGGTGTTACTGATATTGAAGCGGCGGCAAGAGAAATTGTTCGTCTTATCAATCAAGGTGGTGCTCCAAATGGTCGCACACATGCTCGTCGCCCATCTCAACAATATCCCGGTGAAAGTGAAAGACTCGACCTTACAAGAATCGGTGTTCGTCAAGACATTGCAGACGAAAACAAAGACCCAACATCATCTCATATCAATGCTGATTTTGCCGCTACGGGTTCAACGCACGACCCCGCACCATTTTGGTACACTGATATAGCATTTGATACACACGATAGAGGTAGCCACATGGGTTACATTAGAGCACATATTGGCCGTGTTGTTGAAGATATTAACGGGGTTGAGGGTTATTCCATTATTATTCACTCCACTATTCCCGGTGCTTCGGGTCGTAATTTCTGCGTTTGGCTTGATAACAGTAAAGGTCAATCGGAATATCAACCTCAATTTTTGATTGGACATGGTGGCCGATTTCGTAACTTTTGGGCTTTCCAAGATGAAGTGCTTGGAGAAAATATGCACCCCGCACCTCTCCCTTTAAACAAACACGGCAGACCGTTTGCACCAATAACAACTCTTCGTGAGTATGTTTTGCAAGAAAATCCCGATGAAGATTTCACAAGTAATCACGATGTCGGTGTAAGAAGAGATGATGTATCAAATCCAAAGCAAAGAAATATTTCTGCTCACATTGGCGGCATATCAAACAACACCGTGAACGATGAATCGTTTGAAACGCAAAGCCCATCTGTATCACTTGTAAAAGGATTGAGAGCAGGTAAGCGTGCTACTGCACGAATAAACTTTGGTGGATTGGTCGCAAGCGGTGTACCCGGTTTTTCACCCGTTGCTGGCAAATACGGTATGGGAAGAAAAGGAAGTACAGAATTCGATAAAAGATATGGTGAAGCAATTAAGAAAGGCGATGTAACTCCAACCGCACTAACATCATATAGTGGTCATGTGAAATCGGGTGAAGTGGTTGAAGATGCCATAGGTGCTACACCTTTGTACGGGTTTAGATTTACCGACCATCGAGGGCAAGGTTACGGTGTTCGATATATTTACAGACAAATGGATGTCAATTTTGCTAATGAATTGACAACCATTCCATCAACTTTAGACGAAGAAGTGTGCATATTTTTTGATGACAAAGATGTGGCACAAGGTGGTTTTACTATTGGACAACATATGCTTGGATTTGGAGATGCTACAGGCCGTTTAGACATTGGTAATTTGATGAATGAAAATTCATGGCGTGGCAATCAATGGAACGGTGTATATGCACCAGATAGCGGAAATGATTGTTCGATAAGTTGGGATGCTTCCGAATCCACCTTAACAGTTCAATTAGGTGCTCCATTTGATACAGGAAGTTTTTTTACAAGACACCCCGATATTTTAGGATATTTAGGTTTCCCTAAAAATAACGGAGTTATACAAATTACAGACCCGTTTAATAATGCTTCTCCCGCACCTGTATTATACGGTTCAGTTGGTAATGTTGTTTCTTATGAAGGAAGAAGCCAAAATAATGTTACAGGCACACACATCTTCTATGGAGTACAAGGAACTCCATTCACGGTTTCACATACTCTCGCAAGCCTTGGTGCTACAACATTAACTGCGGGAACGGGTAGTCAAACTATCTTCGGGGGTATAGACCGCATTATCAAAGCCCTTATTTCTCCAAGAATAAATTGGACAACTTTAGTTACTGATGAATTGATTGCGGCAGTAACGGCTGAGGCAATTAATCTTGCTAATCCAAATGTCGAGGAAGGTGTATCATTTGATTGTCGAAGTATGTACGCCGCAGATGGTCGAACATTTGGAGAATGGGGTGTATCGGCAGACGCTATCAAGATAAGAGCACATAATACTGAGCGTAAGGCAAGACCTTTATCCAAAATGTTTCGTGCTACATTGCACAAAGATTTAGGCATTGAAGCCGCTCACACAGAATTTGGCATTTATATAAATTTAGACACTAAAAATAATAAATTTTCAACTTCTCTTTTGACTCCTTTGGAATACAGACCATCAACTGATGCTAAAATAGAAAATAGTTACAAAATAGATTGCGGTTATGTACCCAAAACTGTATTACAAATTCAAACAATAGGGCGTGGTTATCACACAAATACACCTACGCCAATTCTTGTTGATTCATACAATGACCCTGTAAATACTACAAAGTGGAAAAATAATCTCACAGGATATAATTTTACGAAAACAATGGGCGACCACATTTTACCATCAATTGATAATCGAATGTTTATTTTTGATTCATATGCTCACGGCACTGAAACATTTACCATATTGGGAACAAACAGGTTACATCAAATGTTTGTTTTGGCTGGACAAGAAAGTGCTACATTTGATGGTGCAACAAAATTACTTTCATTTGGTGAATCGGTACTTATGTGGCATGGTAATGGCACTGAAAAATATGCAATTATGACTTCAAAACAGGGAAGTACATCAGACACGGATGCTATTGTGTTGGATAGTAAAGCAAACGATGAATGGGATGATGAATTTGGTTCATATAATGGTAATGAAGATGGGTTGTTAATGACTCATGCTGATAAAATGTTTAGTGGATTTAGAGTGTATGGAAGCATAGATAGCGAACCAATTACATATTTCAAGGGAGGTCGAGATAGTATAGACCATAGCGTTCCTCTTTACTTCGGCGGTGGGTTTAGTGGTGTTGTCCTCGATGTCAATGATGGCTCACAAAACGATTACTCATCATTTTATACACACCCGTATTCGACAGGCCCGACAGGAACGGCAGGTATTCAAAACGCCAATGAAATTAGCACATCATTTGCTATGCTTGATTGTAATGCGTTGCTTGCATTCTTCCCCGGAACTGCTTTGCTCAATCAACATCGTGGCTCAATCAACCCACCTGTCAATAATCAAGACAATATTTTGTCGCACGATTTAGATGTAGGCTCGTACTCTCGCAGAAGTGATACCCCTGCTCATGTTGTCGCTCGATATACTGCGGGTATTGTACAACAACGACCTTCGCCTCTCATTGTGCGTATGCCACATCAAACTGCTCGTTACGATGACCATAAAACGAGCACTGACTATTTCACTTCATATGTCATATACGGACCCGGACAAGCATTCCCATTCACAGAAACCACTGCCGCCAATGCTGTTGTTGAACCACATCCCGGCCATGTGGTTACTACGGGTAACACATGGAGTAAAGTGCCAGCGAATTTGAATTTGCCAAACGAAATCACCAATGACAATGGAGATTACGGTCCACCAACATCAACATATCAATCAAGGCGACAACGCTTCCATTGGGAAACAAAAATCAATTGGTCGCCACCTCAAGGCATACCAAACATAGGTGATTCGGGTTCATACGGACTATTACAACGACCCGAACACGGCTCGCATTACGGTGAGCATTTCATCAATCCACAATCGGGCAAAGTCAATATAAACAGCGATGAAGATTATGCGAAAGCACACCCATATCGTCATAACTCAATTATGTACTACGGTATTGCTATGTCTGCCGATATGACATTCCACATGGATGGTGGGCATCACCCCGGCGGTTCGTGGCTCGATAATCAAATTTCATTTAACCCACCAATGCAAAAAGTCAATTACAAAATCTCAAAAATAAACAACGCAGTTAATCCTACGGCATTTCGTGTATCGGGTGTAATGGCTTCAACTATGATATTAGGTTCAAATGCTGAAACATCAAGCGATTTCGATAGAGAATATATTGTTGTTGATGCTACACGCTGTCAAAACGGTGAAGAATTAGCCACCATACTTGGTCAAGCCATCAATGAAAATCCGGGCAAAGGAGCACTCAAAGCAATGGGTGGAACATTTATGCCAAGCATGGGCAACGCTATGCGACAAGACCGATACGGTTGGGTTGAAATGACATTTTCTGCATCGGACTATGAAGTTGATGTAGCATCGGGTACTTTTGTTCCGGGTACATCAAACGGTACAATTACTACACTTTCTAATTCTAAATCATACCTTGATGCAATTATATCGGGTGCATCTCAAGATACTCTTGAGCAAATACCAGCGTGCGGTTGGCTTCGTACAGATATATCGAATAGGCCCTTTTTATATCCTTCTCCACCTTCATCATCTGAGTTTGGAACATTTGCACCATATCATTCTCGTGAAGTATATGATAATTTAGGTACATGGACTGTACGATTTTATTTAGCCCCTAATCGAATAAGTGGATTCCCTGTATTTGAAGATGCACAAACATGGAAAGATAAATGTCAAGGTACATCTCTTACATTCCCTTCATTAAGTGGCGTTACGGCATTGTATGTATGGTCGAAGTCGGGTGTTCACTATTATACGAACACTAACGACAGTACAAGAGAACACATGGCTCGTGTTCATTTTAGTGGTCTTGTTGATGCAATAGATAGAACACGACCTGCTGGTGCAGTAGGTTGGGCGGGAGAGCGATATTCGTATTTGAATTCATTAAAAGTAGGAAGTGAAGGCTACGGAGCGGGTCTTGGGGCATGGCATCCAATGTTAGGATTCAGCCCATACGGACCTGCATCGAGTGTCATGAATACATTTGGACATCTGCCTCACATTTACCCATACAAATACACTCCCGAATCAGCAAGTCCATTAAACAATTTGGGTGTTGCTGATACGATAATTACTACACCTTACACATGGAATATATCAGCAACCGCCGCAAACGGTACATTTGAAGATGCTGAGGACAACATACATGGTCAAGACCCATTGCACATCAATGACCCTACAGTAGTGCCTCGCTCACTGCATCACCCTCAAGGTGTATTTTCTCGTGGCTTCCTTGTTATCTCATACGAAGGTGAGTTACCTCTTGTAGCAAAGTATGACCGAGATGGTATTACTGCAACAGGCGATTGGCTTTCTGTTACATCGAAAACAAGCGACCCATTGGTTACGGCGGCTACAGCAATTACTTTTGCAGGTACAACACAATGGGATGAAAGAATACACGGTGTGGACAGATTCGTAGCACCAGCACACGGTGGTCCAAACATTGAGGCACTTATCGCTACAGGCACTACAACACCTACGGCTGATTTGCCGACCTCAACATTCACTCTTCATAGTGCTCCATCGGATGACAATGATTTGTTTAATGCCGAACCTTGTTTTGCTATGACGGGTGATTTATTCTTCGATTTAGATGAAAACCCCGCAGGTTTCTTCTTAGACGACAACACTAATGTTGAACGCAATTTAATTACTGACTATGTAACATTTAGTGGAAGTGCAGAAATGACAAGTCGTTATGGTGTTGATGCGTATTGGCTTGGTGATACAAATGCATACAAAATGAATCAACGCTCACCTGCAAGGAATTTCTCAGTTGAGCATGTTGTATGGAAGCGTATGGATGGTGGTAATCTTTCACTCCCTGCCGTCAATGCTCGTGGTCTTGGTGCTGTGCCTTTCATAACAAGAGTAAGTGGAGCAACGGCCTATACAATGGGTGAAAAGTTGTATGGTATCAACAGATTCTCATTTGAAACAACAAACAGTGCAATGTTCCCAATCATACAAGCCCAAGAATTAGCACACCCACAAATCGCTTCTCGACACCCCGATGAACTAAGAAATGTACTCGCCATACCAAATGAAGAAATACAATTTGCTGAAATACAAGTTCAAGATGATACAGGTCAAATTCACATTATAGAAGGTGGTTCACCATTCGGTACAATCATACGAACATTCAATCAAATATCCGATAGAAGTGCAGAAGGATTAGCACCATCAATAGCGAATAGCGGTGTTGAACCGAACTTGAAGGTAAGGCTACCTCACCCAGATGCAATTCCCGGCAACATTATCGTGAGGTCTGGATTCGATAGACTACAAGCCTATCAAACAGAATCAATGGGTAGCGGAGGTATGATTCGACCATTATCCGCCGACAGCCTCAAGCATTTATTTACTGATGAAACAAAAGGGCCACGCATCGGTGGAACATTCAGTGACCACAATTGGGAACACATTAGTCAAGCGGCGACAGGCGAAGCGTTTCCCGATTCGACCTACAAAGGTTGGACTACTGCTACAAACAACGCACCATTAGAATCGTCATACGAATTACATGACCGCACTTTATTCTTCCATGTTACAAAGTGTGGTAACACGCACACGCACCGCTATCCATCATACTATACACATTCGGCAGGTGTAACTACAAACGATTTGACAGCAACATCGTATAGCGGTACAACACTTACAGTCAATACGACAATTGATGCTTCTCTATATAGCGAAAACATACAAGATGGTCGTAAATTCTTGAGGCTGTATGACCCCGCAACTGACAGGGGCGGCGTGGCAACATTCACAGGAATCAGTACAAATACATTTACAGGTTGCGTAGGTGATGCTACATTTACAGATTTAGTAGCAGGTAATATTAGCACTTACAAAGTTGTTCCATCGTATTATGTTCCCGCAGGTTCAACAAGATTCTTTGCCGCAAGAAGAATGCGTGACCATGCAGAAGTAAGTGGAAACAGCCCCGACATGCATCATACTCATTATTTCAATCTTGCAACACCACTTGCTCATACGGTATTCTCGACACCGAAAATGACACCATTGGCATTGCCAAGAATGGGTCATCACTTTGTCAATCCAACAATGGCCGTCTTACCCGGTCATCTTGCACACCCTGCATATCAAGGACTGTACAACAAACACCGAGCAATCCGTTCAGCAACATTAGAAGCAGAAGAAACTAAATTGCTCAAAGAACAAAGTCTTGGTGATTTGAAAGCAGATATATCAACCACACTTACAAACAAATTACACGGCTACGATACACTCATGACTTTCGGAGCATTGACAGGTACACCAAGTGGTCCAAGTGATATTCACGGCGGGGCGTTTTCATTGCTGTTTGAAACAAAACTGCGTAGCGACGGCTACGGTGTATTGGCATCCGAAGGGCAAGCAGGTGTTGTCAATTCAGCAGGTGGGCATACTATTGTTTTAGAAGCCGCCGCTACATACACGCTGAAACACCACTTCCCCGACCCATCCGAAGTAGG